CTCAAGCTACAAATGCTTCGTAGGAACCAGGAAAGATATCAAAAAGATCTGAGGGATTTGCTCCTGGTTGCAGACCCCAAACTGCTAGAGGACTACGACCAAGCAATTAGGCAGCAGGAACAAGACAGGAGGGCACACGCGAGGCTAATGGCAAAACGTAAACGCGAAAAGCAAATCCTCATTCAACAACTGCTTGTTGGCGGCACGACTCTTATCATCGGAGGCGGCATTGCAGTCCTAATCTTTGTCTTGATTCTAAAAGCCTTCGGATGATTATGGCGTTTCTGCTTGTCATGGTAGTTGAGGGCGAGCAAGTCGCAGGTAGATTTCACTTCCGCAACATTCACAGGTGCAATCAGTTTGCTTTTTGGCTCGAACAAGGGTCTATCAAGCCCATAGAGGGCAGGCGTCTGAACAACCAAGAGAATATTACAGCATACTGCATCCCTGTTAAGGTGCCGCAAAACACACAATTTTATGACTGAGATGGCAGCGAAGAAATTAGAACCTGGATCAGACTATGATCAGTACGACACCGATGGTGACGGCGTTGTCACTGATGATGAGCTAGAGACTAGCAAAGAGCTACAAGAGCTAAAAATCAGCAATGAAAGAGCACAGGCTCAACGCAGCATGAGTTGGTTTGCTTTGTGGGGAATGCTCTTGTATCCGTCCTTAGTAGTCGTAAGCAGTTGGGCTGGTCTAGTACAGGCAGCAAGTATTCTCGGTGATATGGCCTCAGTCTACTTTGTGTCGGTCGCAGGTATATTGGCAGCGTTTTTTGGAGCGCAGGCATGGTCAAACAGAGGTAATGGTAGATGAGTTTAGTCGGACAGCTAATCGGCCCAGTCACAGGTTTACTCGATAAGTTCATTGAAGACAAAGATCAGAAGAATGCTTTGGCCCATGAAATCGCAACCATGTCGGAGCGTCACGCGCAGGAAGCATTAAAAGGCCAGCTAGAAATCAACAAGATGGAAGCTGCACATAAGTCGTTATTTGTGGCTGGGTGGCGTCCCTGCATTGGATGGATCTCTGCGTTTGGTCTGCTTTACAACACCATCATTGTAAACATATTAGGCATTTGGGTAGATGTGCCAGAGGTGGATACTACGCTCCTAGTGCCCGTTATGATGGGTATGCTCGGATTGGGCGCTATGCGTTCTTACGAGAAGGTCAACTCCGTAGCACGGGAGAAGTAATGAGCAAGCTAGTCGAAATGATTAAGCGCCATGAGGGTGTTAAGTCAAAGGTTTACCTGTGCTCTGCTGGCTACGAAACGATAGGTGTTGGCAGAAACATCTCTGAGTCTGGCCTAGGGCTTTCTGATGACGAGATCGACTATCTTCTCAACAACGATATCAAGCGGGTTCGAGAGGAACTCCAAGAAACATATTTCTGGTTCGGTGGACTGAATGAGGCTAGGCGCGATGCGATGGTCGATATTTGTTTTAATCTTGGTCTTACCAAACTGCGCGGGTTTGTTAACGCTTTAACTGCCATGAGCAGGGAGCAGTTCGATGTGGCAGCAGATGAGTTTATGGATAGCAAGTGGGCGCAGCAAGTTGGCACAAGAGCTATCCGTGTTACTGAAATGATTAGATCTGGAGAATACATATAATGGCTAAAAGCACTCCGGGACTTAGCGCATCTAAAGGTTCTGCTCAGACTATTCCAAACAGAGGATTTGGCTCTTCACCTATGTTCAGGCCGCAGCCTAGACCTCCATTCGGGCAGTTTTACGGATCGGGTGCTACAAACTTTTATCGTCGGCCAAGCTACAGTTACGGAGTTCCTACAGGGTTAGGGGCTTTGCTCTCAGGGCAGCAATCTCCATTCGGTAGGATGGTTGATCCAGCAACAGGGTTCCCTCAAAGATCATTATACTCGACCCCAAGACCAGTTATGCCGCCCCCTCCGGGGCGTCCAGATTTTGGAAGAATCGGTCGAGGAAAAATTGGTATGGGAGGGGCAGGGACTGTTAGGCCGTTAGAGCAAGAGCCAGTGATGGATAGGCAACCACAGCCCGCGCAAATCGAGACACCTTCCCCTGTCCGAGATTTTACAGGAGCGCCTCCTCCGATGATGGACGCGAGCCAATACCTCAGAACAAACCAGCCGATAATGCGATCTCAAGGCCCAGAAAGCTTGAGAAACCGAGTAGAATCTGATCTAAGGTTTGGGGAACCAGGAATTGGCAGAGTTTCTCAACCCATAATGCCAAGGCCGGATTTAATCCCTGCTAGGCCAGCGCGTCCTGTGTCACAAACACCTGAAGAAGCAATCAGACAGAGAGCACTCGCAGGAAACAGGACGGGTACGGGATTAGGCGTGACGCCAAACATAAGGCCAACAATGAACGTCGGGAAGGCGACGGGCGGCCCTGTAGGTATACATTCAGGTATCGCATCACTGGTGGGTAGACGTTAGATGACGCTGGCGAAGGTACAGTTCGCCCCAGGCGTTAACAAAGAGGGAACTGAGTATACAGCAGACGCTGGCTGGTTCGACTCTGACAAGATTCGATTCCGCAAAGGCCGAGTGGAAAAGATCGGTGGCTGGACAAAGTACAGTGACGCTAGTTTTCTGGGCGTATGCCGATCACTGCATAACTGGTCATCACTAGAATCTATCAACTACATTGGGATTGGCACCAACCTAAAGTTCTATGTGGCAGAGGGTTCTGGGTATAACGATGTCACACCGATCAGGCTGACATCAGGTGCTGGCGATGCCACGTTTGCCGCAACCGATGGGTCATCCACTATCACTGTGACTGAGAATGCACACGGCGCAGTGGTCAACGATTTTGTGACGTTCAGTGATGCGGCAACACTCGGAGGCAACATCACCGCGACTGTTCTTAATCAGGAATATCAGATCGCGTCTGTGCCCACGACAAACACATTCACCATTGAGGCCAAGGACACAAGCGGTGCTGCTGTCACGGCTAACTCAAGTGACACAGGTAATGGTGGTAGTTCGACGGTTGCAACCTATCAGATCAACACAGGTCTCAATACATTCGTTCAGGGCACAGGTTGGGGAGCAGGCACATGGGGTTCTGGCACTTGGGGTAGTTCCAGCAGTATTGCTGCTGCCGGTCAGCTAAGACTATTCAGTCAAGATAACTTTGGCGAGGATCTAATCTTCAATGTCCGTGGTGGCGGCATCTACTACTGGGATGAATCATCTGGCACAGGTGCGAGAGCCATCAACGCCACCGCACTGGCGGGTGCTTCTAATGTACCGACTGTGGCATTGCAGGTTCTAGTATCTGATATCGATCAGCACGTCATTGCGTTTGGTGTGAATCCGATAGGCTCATCAAACATAGACCCGCTGCTTGTAAGATTCTCTGATCAAGAGAATGCGGCTGACTGGACACCTACAGCCACTAATACAGCCGGTGGTGTACGGATCAACTCAGGCTCCCAGATAGTTGGTGCGGTGCAAACACGACAAGAGATACTGATCTTTACCGACGTGAGCCTGCATTCTATGCGCTTCACGGGTGCGCCTTTTACATTTCAGTTTGCAACGCTTAGCACCGATATATCTATGATCTCGCCTAACGCAGCGGTCAACGCCAGAGGTGCGGTGTACTTCATGGACTCTGGTGGGTTCTATGTCTACAACGGTTCGGTGCAGCCACTGCCATGCAGTGTGAAGGAGCATGTGTTCTCTAACCTGAACAAGGGCCAAGCGTTCAAGGTGTTTGCTGCTGAGAACAATGACTTTTCAGAGGTGATCTGGTTTTACCCTGTAGGCACCGACAACACAGAGATTACGAACTATGTGTCTTACAACTACGCAGAGAATCTTTGGGCTGTCGGCACACTAGATCGAGGTGCTTGGATCGGATACTCACAAAACTCCAATCCGATAGCGTCATCTGTGAACACGGGTGTGACGGACGCAAACTTCTTGTACAACCACGAAACAGGCTTCGATGACGATGGGTCAGCGATGACTGCGTTTGTAGAATCAGGAGATCTGGAGATCGGGGAGGGCGATAGGTTTATGATGATAAGCCGCATTGTTCCTGACTTCAAGTTTAGCGGGTTGACCTCGGATGCGTCTGTGGACTTTACGATCAAAGGCAGCAACTTCCCGCTAGAGACGCCGACAACACAGGCCACAGCAACAGTTACATCGAGCACCACACAGTCCAACATTAGGACTCGAGCACGACACGCAGTGGTGCGTATTGAGAGTTCTGGACTTGGTTACGGCTGGCGACTAGGTGATTTGCGATTCGACATGCGACAGGACGGTAGGCGCTAATGGCAACACGACAGAATCCATTGCCAGTGCCTGCACCAGAGTACGACGTTAGTAACGAAGCGATCACTCGACGCACGTTGGAGCAGGCGTTAGATCAGATAGAAAACGATGTAGAACTAGCCAAGACTCAGGGCGATAAGCCAGGGTCTCTTGCTATGCGTCGGTTTCAGTTCTTGTTGATGGGTGCATCGTGACGGATGTCATCAAGGTATTAGGTCAAGTAGCGCCAAGCGCCACAACCACGACCACGCTATATACAGTTCCAGATCTCACACAAACAACCGTCAGTTCTTTAGTAGCTGTTAACAGGGGCGGTTCTTCTGGCACCTTTCGGGTCAGCATCCACGTTGGTGGGGCTACTGCCGACAACAAGCAGTTTATTTTTTACGATGAAGACTTAGCGGCTACCACCACTAGAACGGTAGTCATCGGTATATGCCTAAGCCAGACAGATGTGGTGAAGGTGTACGCTAGTTCAGGAGACTTCTCATTCAATCTCTTCGGAGTGGAGACGAGCTAATGATGTATCAAAACCCAATGCCACAACCGCCCATGCAAGCCATGGCTGATCAGATGGCCCAGCAAGGCCGTTTTGGCGACAGCATGATGGTACACATGAATCCGATAGAAGTGGCTGGTATCGCCTCTCTGTCGCCCACAGGGCAGCTTACAACCAACCCGATGACGGGACAGCCTGAAGCATTCTTGCCCTTTCTAGCTCCACTTTTAGGTAGTTTGGCAGGATCTACATTTCTTACAGGAGCAGCACTTCCAGGCATTCTAGGAGGAGGCGCTCTTAGTTCAGCAGCCGCAGGGGCCATAGGCTCTGGTCTCGCTACAGCAGCGGTTACTGGAGACCTGAAAGAGGGATTAATCTCTGGCCTTACAGGTTTCGGTATTGGTAAAGCTTTGGGAAGTGCGGCTCAAGCCTTAGACCCCGCAGTCACAGAAGCAGCCGCAAAGACCGCTGCCACAGAAGCATTGGCGGCAGAGACTGTTGGCAACGTAGCTAAGACTGGAGCACAAAGTTTAGTCGAGGGCGGAACTAGAGAAGCTGCTATCCAAGCGGCTCAAGACGCTGCTTCTCAAGCTACCAAGGACGTTGCTACTGCCCAACTGCAAGAGCAAACAGCAAGGGCTGCTGCTGAAAGAGGTCTGGGTCAAGCATTTTTAGATCAACCTGGAAAGTTCGCCATGGAGGCAGGCAAGAATTTATTGTCTCCAGGAGTTGCAGCACCTATCGCCATAGGCGAGGGACAACGGGCGGCGATGGCTGCTCAAGACGAGCGTGATCGTATGTTCGGCAGAAGAGCCGCTGATAGAGAAGAAGATCTAAGACGGTCAAGAGATATACTAACCACTGCAACGGGACAGGTAGCATCTGACTATGGTTTGAACTACGGCGCACAGTATGCGGCACAAGGTGGCATCACATCCGTTGACCCTTCTGACTTCCAGCGCCGATACAACGAGTTGCAGATGATGGGCAGAGAGCCTATGCAGATGAGATATGGTGGCGACATAAGAGACATCGATGTTAATCGTGCTCTACAACCAGTACAGATTGTTGCAAGACAAGCTAGTCTGCGCGGCCCAGTAAAGACTCCAAGCGAGTTGCCCATGAATTATAGGCCGGGCTTTGATCCTGAGATTAGTTACTTCAGAAGTCCTTTCGTGACATCAGATCAGACAGGTGTGCCAACACCAGGAACTCCGGCTCCGGGCACCACACCACAAATCGATCCCGCTTTAATGCAAGGCATAGGTGGCATCGGTAAAGCTGGTGGTACGGGGATGGCTCGTTCAGTTCCGGCAGAGGTCAGAAGGGCACAAAGAGTTCTTGAGGGTCGCGCTCCCAAAAAGGGAATAAGCAGGAGGAGACGTGAGGCACAGAAGATAGTTGATGCATATGAGGCTGGCGAGCTTGAAGGTGATCAGGATTATTTCGATGACATCATAGATGCTACATACGGATCGCAATACGCCACAAGAATGCAAGAGGGTGGAGAAACCGAAATGACGCAGCAGGCAGCTATGCGTCTAATAGAACAGGTTTCTATGGCTCTGCTCGGCAGATTGTCAGAAGAAGAGTCGGAGGCCGTAATCAACCGATTCATAGATGAGTTCGGGTCTGAGGCTTTCCAAATGCTGCGATCACAGGTACTCGAATCCGTTGTCCCTAACTCACAAAAGGAGGGCGTAATAACGGGTCAAGGCGGTGGCATGGATGATCAAGTGCAGGGGATGATTGGAGACTCTCAGCCCGTAGCGGTTTCTCCAGGTGAGTTTATCGTGCCTGCTGATGTTGTGTCCGGCATCGGAGACGGTGACACCAACGCTGGTGTGCAAGAGCTTGAGGGTATGATGGATCGGGTGCGACAAGAGCGCACTGGCACCACTAAACAACCTGCACCTCTCGGTGCTATGGCAGGAGGAGCTTTGCCTGCATGAACAGTCTCTTAGAGTTTGATGAAAGCAAGATCAAAGACCTATCCAGAGAGCCAAAGGTTTGCCGCAAGGATGCGCCTAGAGAGATCACACACACGATAACGATGGTGCCCCCCAACTATCTGAACAGTTTGTGGCCTGATGTCAGAGAGCAGCTTGCTAGAGCGATTAAGCGTTCACACGGCAGATGGAATATGGAGTTCTTGTACGCATCAATACTCAACGGCAATCAACAGCTTTGGCTTGCGTTCGATGCCGAGAACAACATAGATGGTGTAGGCACCACAGAGATATTGCAGTATCCAGAGAAGCGCATGATCGCGGTTCAGTTTTTAGGTGGTGATCGTTTTAACGATTGGGTCTGGGATATGTTAGAGAAGTTTAAGGATTTCGGTAGAGACAACGATTGCACAGGCATAGAGGCCACTGCCCGTATGGGATTTTGGAAGTGGCTGGAGCAAGATGACTTCAGTAGATCGTATGTCGTATACGAGAGGAGTTTGTAAATGGGTAAGAGTAGTGGCGGCGGCGGCGTACAAGAGAGCGTCGTAACACAAACAAATCTACCAGAATACGCTCAACCATTTTATGAAGAGCTTCTGGGTAGAACGGTATATGAATCGACACGACCTTACGAAACCTTTCCAGGTCAGCGTCTAGCAGAGTTCTCGCCATTCGAGCAGGCGGGTATGCAGGGCATGGCTGAGATAGCACAAGCTGGCACACCACAACAGATCAGGTCTGCATCAGATATAGCCACAGGTGTGGGATTCCAAGGCGTTGGTGCTGGGATGGATGTTGCTAGAGGATTCAGACCTCCCATGCAGTTTTCTGAGTACCAAGCGGGAGACATCGGCACTGGCTACGACGCTGGATTTTTGGGGCAGGGATTCCAAGCAGGACAGCGTGATGTTGGATATCAGGCGGGTGCCTTTGACCCAATGTATCAAGCCCGTGAGCGCCAGTCTGGGTTTGATGTTGGCCCCCTAGAATCAGGATACCAAGCTGGTCGTTTTGACCCTCTGTATCAAGCAAGAGATATCCAGTCTCAATACACAGGGCAAGTGGATTTAGGGCCGGGGTTTCAAGCAGGCACTATCGCTGACCCTGCAACGTTAGAGTCTTACATGAATCCTTACCAGCAGTTGGTAACGGATATCGAAAAGCGTGAGGCGCAACGTCAGTCTGACATACAGGCCGCTGAGATATCACAAACAGCCGCACAAGCTGGCGGATTGGGCGGGTATCGAGAGGCGATCATGCAAGCAGAGCGTGAGCGTAACCTAGGTCAACAGTTGGCTGATATACAAACTCGCGGTAGTCAGGCTGCATTTGAGCAAGCACAACAAGCATTTGAGGCTGATCGGGCCGCTAGATTGCAAGAAGCACAATTCGGTTTGACCGCATCAGAGCAACGAGAAAGAGCGGCACAACAGGCAGAGCAGTTCAGGCAGCAAGCGTTCCAGACTGGTGAGCAAGCTAGGCAGAGGGCGGCTGAAATGGGTATGACAGCCCAGCAGCAGGAAGACGCAGCACGACAAGCGCAGGAACAATTCAGACAAGCTGCATTTGGTCAGACTGCCGACGTTGCAGCCCAGAGAGAGCAGTTCCAACAACAAGCTTTCCAAGCAGGCGAGCAGGCACGTCAACGTGCAGCCGAGATGGGCATGACTGCTCAGCAGCAAGAGGATGCTGCCAGACAAGCGCAAGAGCGATTCCAACAAGATGCCTTTGCTCAGAATCAACAGTTGCGTTTGGCGCAACAGCAAGAGGATCGTGCTGTATTCCAAGCCAGAGAAGCAGCAAGACAAGAAGCTGCACGTCTTGGACTGAGCGCACAAGAGCTTCAAGAGCGTGTCAACCAAGCAGAAAACGAAGCGCGTATGCGAGCACGTCAAGAGCAGGCGCAGCTTGAAGAGACCAGAGCAAGGCTGGGTCTTGCTGGTCTGGAGGCAGATCGCGCTACCAGAGGGCAGCAACTTGATGCAGCTAGATTGCTGGGACAGCTTGGCACCGACGAGCAGCGTATGGCGTTTGATCGTCTGCGTAACTTGCAGGCAGCGGGACAGATACAGCGGGAGCTACAGCAACGCGGCTTGGATCTCGGATATCAGGACTTCCTACGTCAGCAGGCGTTTCCAAGAGAGCAGCTTGCTTTCTTCAGTCAGTTATTACAAGGACTGCCCGTTACACCAGGAACAACCACTGCCACGTTCGGTGGCCCAAGCGAAACTCAACAGCTACTGGGTGCAGGCATCGGCGGCGTAGGTCTGTATAACGCATTGCGAGGCGGCTAATGAACATCTTAGAAATCGAAGACATGATCAAAGGCTTGCCTGATCAAGCCTTACAGCGAGAGGCGCAGATGCCATCAGGTCGAGTGCCTCAGTTCCTAGTTGTATCTGAGATACAGCGACGAGGTGATATGCGTAAGCGGTTCTCTGAGAGACAGCCACAGGGCACAGTTAAGGATCAGGTAATACAGGAAGGCATTGCTGCAATGGCACCACCAGAGCCGCAGATGCAATCAGCCATGATGGGTATGCAGCAACCCATGCCTCAAGCCATGCAGCAGTCGATGCCCCAAGGTATGCAGCAGCCCATGCCTATGGATCAGCCACCGATGGGGATGTTTGAAGGTGGTGTTGTCCAGATGGCGAACGGTATGCAAGTGCCTGGTCTTCAGGATCAATTTAGGCAGGCTAAAAATTTAGGCTTGGGCTATCAGGAGGCAATAGATTTAGCCTCAAAATTTGGGCTTTCTGACTTCATCAACACTCTTTATTCTGATGATTCTGAAATGGCTAACATTCAGGCAAATGTTGGCACTCCTGTGTATCAGCCTGCATCGATGGCTCCTAGAGACATCCCGTTCGGTAGGGAGTTTGAAGAGGACTCTATGCTTGATCGGGCGACTAGCTTCATCAATCAAGCGTTAGCTCCTCCACCAGCTACAGGTGGTAGAAGTGTCGGCAATCTTTTTGGTTCTGATATGCCAGCACCAACCTCTGCGACTGCTGCTGCACCTCTTAGCGCAGCGCCTGTTGCCGCAAGTGTGCCAAACATGGCATCGCCAGACACATCCCTCGTCAATCTAATTAACACCGCTCTTGCTCCTCCGGCTGCGCCAGGAACTAGGAGTGTTGGCAATTTGTTTGGATCTGATGTGCCAGCGCCAACCAATGTCAGCGGGACTGCGCCATCATCGATGACTAGTGATCCTCTTCCCATGCAAGGAGATGTGATCAAGATGCCTACTGCTCCAGAGCAGTTGACTGACAGGCAAGCTTCTATGCAGCAAATGATTGAAAGGATTCAAAAGCGCCAGGCAGATGCACCGATAATTCCAGATTTCCTGACGCAAGACACTAAACCGATGCTACAGGCGAGAGAAAGATATTCTGACAGCCCAGTTCAACAGATGATAACTCAGGCTAATCAACCACAGCAGACGCCCTTCTCTCCAGAAAATTATGAACGGATGATTGCTTCGTTAGAAGGGACTGGTTTAGATAGTGCTTTGGCTTCTCCGTTACCAACGCAAACGATTGATATCGTTAAACTCGCTGAGCAATCATTAAGACAACAAGGTTTACCAGGCCCACAAGCGCAAGATGGCAGTAGATTGGATGAGGATGACGCAGTGCAAGAGACACAAGAGCTTGCAGGTGCAGCGGATTCCACTGCCAGCTTGTCAGGGACACCAGAGCAAGTAGTGCCTGGAGCGAACACCGCTGGCCCCAAGGATACACCTACACCAGATGCAGGGGGTGGAGCCAAACAAGGTACAGGTGCTAGTGCAGAGGGTCAGCGATTGAGATCCGTAACAGAAACGCTTACGGATGATTTCCTAGAATCAATGGTGGGCGATGAATCAATAGTCGGTCAGATTAAAGCAAAATCCTCTTCGTTAGCCAAAGCTATTAGGAACCGAGAAAGACCAACTCTCGACTACAGCACTTTGATTGCAGAGTATGAAGCTCAAATGCAACCAGAGATAGATGCTTTGAAAAAGGAGCGTGGCAGTCAGGCGCTGATTGCTCTAGGTGCTGGCATAGCTAAGGGTGACTTGAGTGCTGGTTTGAGTGGTGCGGCTAAAGCTGCTGCTGCAAGCAATGCTGAGCGCAGGGCTTTGAAGGCAAAACAGCAAGCAGCACAGATGGGTCTCAAGAAATCTCAGGTTGACGCTGCTTATCAGAATGATCTTGAGCAAAGTGCAGATGAGATCAAGGCTATAGCCGCTGAAGTGGAGGCTTTGAAAGGCTACGGCATTGCTGTTCGTCAAGCAGAATCCATGGCTTTCAGCAAAGCTGCTGAAGCAGAAAAAGTCATCGCCAAGATGGCAGCAGATAGAGATCTGCAAGCAGCAAGACTGGCACAAGATTCTGAAAGAGAGCAAGGGCTGCTGAGAAGGGCAGCGATTGATGCAGCTAAGGAATTCATCAGGTCATTAGACGATGTAACAGTAGCTCGTTTAGGAGAGAAAGGAATTAGAGACGAGTTTAATAGAGCGATAGTAGAATACGCTGGCGCTTTGGGAGCTAACTTACAGAGCGATCTGACAGCCTCCAGACAATCTGAAGGATCGACAGGAGATATGTCAATAGGTGGTTACAGGGTTAGGGAATCCACCTAAATGCCTATCTTTACGGTAACCGATCCACAGGGTCGAACTCTGACTCTTGAGGGTGCAAAGCCCCCAACAGAAGAAGAACTAGATAATATATTTTCTGAATACTTCGGCACCCCTGTCGAGGCAGAAGGCTCTGTTCTCGGTCAAGCTGGTGAGTTTGCGAAAGCAATACCTCGTGGTTTTGCCTCTGGATTCTTGTCATCTGCTGAAGGTATTGGTGAGTTGGCTGATGCCACAACAAACTTCTTTGGCCTCGAAAATGCTATCGACAGTGGAGAAGAAAACGAGCTAGTTAACTTTGCAAGAGAGGGCAGAAAGTCTCTCAACCAAAGCTTCTTGGCCCCTGGCGAACAATACAGAGATGCTTGGACTACCAAGGTAGGTGAGGGCATCGGATCTCTAGCAACATTCTTGACCCCTGGTGTGTTAGCCCGTGTTGCAGGAGTGAGCGGTAAGGCACTGAAAGGCGCCGAGTTTACAGGTGCTGTCGGCCTTGGTGCAGGTGCTGGCGCTGGCGATCAAGCGCAACGTATACAGGCTGCAAGAGATGCCGGGATCAATGTAGATCAGGCGACAGAAGATCAAGCTATCTTTGCAGGCACCGCTATTGGTCTAACCGAGTTGGCAACTCCCATGCGCCTGTTTGGCAACATCCGAAAAGTTGCTGATGATGCTGTCAAGAAGGATGTTATTGATCGTATCAAGAGTGCTGCTGCAACGGGGAGCATAGAGGCAATACAAGAAGCTTCTGCTGGTGTGGCGCAAGATTTAGTAGAACAAGGTTTATATAACGAAAACATACAGGTCGCTGATTCTTTGTTAGATGACTTGACTGTTGGCGGCGCTGTTGGTGCGCTTGCTGATCTTGTGGTGACATCTGCTGCTGGTCGTAGATCAAACATCTCTACAAACGCAGAGATGGATAAGGATGCAGATCAAGCCGGGAAAGAGGTAAGAGACCAAGTAGAGTTTGACGAGGAGCTTGCAGAAAACGAAAGGGTTCGTTCGGAAGCGTTGACTAGAGCAGATCAGGCAATAGAACAACTAGCCCTAGAGACCCAGGCAGATCAAGACCTCGCAGCCCTTGAACAAAGAAAGCTAGAAATAGCAGCGATAGAAGAGGCTGACATTAGAAGGCAGGAGATAGAAAGGCGAGATCCCTCTGCCATTCGCAAGCCGCCTCCTGGCGTTAATTACACAGACGAAATTGCTAGGGTAATGGGGCCATACTTCCCCAGGTCTGGCAAGTTTGAAATGCGAGAGGTGCCAAACCCTGGTGGTGCTCAGTTGTTTCAAGTCTTCGAGTCGGGTTCAGAAAAAAACTTTGGTACACCGGTGCGAAAGAATGACGCACTCGCTTTAGTAGACGGTCTAAACACCAAGGTCGTAGATAAAAATATCCGAGAGCAAGCGACAGATGCTATGGATATGGCACCTCAGACTTACGACAAGGATCAAGCCGACAAGTTGAGGGTGATCCACAGTCGAGTTGTGCAACCTGAAGCGAACACATTCACTTCAACAGCTATTAACGAAGCAGCAGGCACCACATATTTAGCCAAAGACTCTGACGGAAACTTAATCACATTCCCAGAGACTTCTACATTTGAAGAGATCATCGAGCTTACTGGTCGATCCTCTCTGAACCAGAGCGAGTTGCCTGCCTCGGTCAGGCTTAACAATGACCGAGAGCGAAGAGGTCTTGCGCCATCGGATACATTCACCTCTGAAGAAGCTGCATCTATTCTGACACCAGAGCAGATGGACAAGCTGATTGGTATACAAGTAAAGGCTAGAACAGAATCAGAAAGTTATACCGTTGGAAGAAACAAAAAAGGCGAGCCTGTTGTCACATCGACTGATGGTGTCACTAGCACGTTCCGTCCACAGAATCAGAGAGAGCGAGCACAAAGCATCAAAGAAGGTATAAACCCTGATGCAAAAGTGAAATTCAAAAGCCTTGCTGACGCGAGGTACTTTGCTAACACGCAGAATGCTGCGATAGGCACCGGCCCCGTACCCAGAGGGCTGGTAGATCTCGAAGGCGGCAAAGCTGCTAGCGAGATACAGAAGCTACTCGACAACAAGAACATCGATGCTAAGACAAACTCTAACGATATCAAGGCTATAGCTAAGGCATTTGTTGGCAAAAGAGATCTAAGCAAGATGACCCTTGCAGAGAGGGAGTTGTTTTACTTTAAGCTCCGTGCATTACCGAGATTCGAGCAGCCTACCAAGCTGCCCAAAAACTTCTTTACCCCCAAGCCTTTCACCCGTGAGCAGTTTCGCTCAGTCAAACAAGCCGTTCAGGACTTCAATGATGCAAGCGTTGAGCGCATACAACAGGCATCAGGTCTCATCGATCAATCGCCTCTCACCCAGAAGAAGATCGAGAAGCTGCGTCAAGAGCTAGTTGATCAATCTGTAATCGATGAAAACGGTAAGGTCTTAACACCATCACCCCAGCCTGATCCAGAGCCTGTGCTAGAAGTTGCACCCGATCCTGATCCGATAATCACGCCAGCAACCCCTACACCTACTGGCGCTCAGAAGTTCCTGCAAGATAGCGAATCATCTGCACTAGACAAACAAGCAGATCTCGACGCTGGATTTAAGGTCAATAAGGCCAACAAAACGGTAGACACAATAGCCAGCAAGTCTGATCAAGACATCATTACGCAGGACAATATAGACGGCAACGTGCGCCCTCCTGTCGTTAAGAGGGCTGAGCAGGGGTTGCCTGAGAACGAATACAGTTCCTTTGAAACACCCGTGATGACCCGTGGTGACAGATTTATTTTCAACGTGGCTGATAAGTTTATCGGTCTAAAGAAGATCGAAGAGGCTATCAACAAAGCTAGGGTTGCTTTGGGTCAAGAGCCAATAGCAGCACTTGAGTCAGCCTATATAGGTGAAGAATCCATACCGGGGAAAATAGGTGAAACAGCCAGAGTCTTTCAAAGGGAAGAAGTGCAACCGCTGGTCGATGAACTTGCAGCAGCGAACACGCAGAAAAGCACGCAGGAGGCAATCAAAGAGCTAGATGATTTTCTTATCCTGCGACATGCGCTAGAGCGTAACAAGCGGATCTCACAGATCAATGATCGCATACCTGACGGTGGCGCGGGTAGCATTGTTGTTGACGGTGAAGAGGTAAGACTTACAAATCAATACGTTACAGATCGCATGAGGGATCAGTACGATTTGAAGTGGAACGACAAGACTGGAGAGTGGTCTGGCGGCAACCAAAGAGCAAGGGTGCTGGGTAAGCTTGCCAGTAAAGTTGACTCGATCATTCAGAAAACGATAGATACAAACACAGAAGGCGGGTTGTATTCTCAAGAGGACAAAAATCTTCTCAGTGGTTTTTACAAATACTATGTGCCCCTGAAGGGCAAAGAGATAGAGGATGATTTCTCATCTCAGTTCTTATCTCCCACCTCTGGATCTTCTGGCAAAGTAAGCATCGAAGGAGCAGAGACTCGCAGGGCTTTGGGCAGAGAAAGTGCTGCTGAATCTCCGTTAGCAACGGTGATATCAGATAGAGAAAGGGCTATCGCTCGATCAGCGAAGAACAAAGAGTTCGGTCAAAAACTTTATGCTTTAGCGAAGAACAACCCCAACCCAAACTCTTGGGAAGTCTACGATCAGGACAACCCAAAATACACTCGCATGTTGGAGTCGGTGTACACCTATCTGCCAACGGGTGAACGTGTGCAAAAGATTCCGCCTGGACTGCCAGAATCAGAGCGTAGGCTGTACGTCAAAAAGGTTGTGATGCGAGAGGGGCAGTCCCTACCCAGAGAGATGTTCGGCGTGAAGATTAACGGCGAGCAGGTTGCGATTGATATTAAGGATGACAATCTTCGTAAGGCTTTATTGAACCTTGATGCGTCTAACAGCAGCAAGATTATTCAATCGTTAGGGGCTGTAAACAGATTCTTGTCAGCGGTTAACACTTCTTTCAACCCAGAGTTCGTGGTCGGTAACTTTGCAAGAGACATCCAGACTGCCGTTTACAATATCATTGGCGAGCAAAGTATGCCGGAAGGCAAAGCGATGGACACTCGCATCGTCGGCAAGGTCATAAAGGACACTCTGCCTTCAATCCGCGCTTTCTACAGGGGCTTCAGAAACAGTGATAAGCAGACTAATGAGCAACGCAAGGATTATGAAGAATATATAACGGCTGGTGCAAAAGCTGATTGGTTTCACAGTAGGCCACCTGAACAGCAAAAGGCTACTATCGATAGCATGATCGAGATGGCTAAAGGCACTTACAAAGGTAAGGCCAAGGAAGCTAGAGATACGATCTTAAACCTAGTAGAGGATTCAAATGCGGCAGTAGAAAACGGTGTGAGATTTGCATCGTTCAAGGCTGCAAGAGATGAATTTATCGCAAACGGTATCCCCAGAGATGAGGCTATAGCTAAAGCAGCAACGCTTGCTAAGAACCTCACTGTCAACTTCAATAGATCAGGAGATCAAGGTCAGCTACTTAATAGCCTGTACTTGTTCTTTAATGCATCGGTGCAGGGCACTATGAACTTTGCTCGCGGCTTAAATGTGTTTGATCCAAGAGCGTCAAGAGTTAAGCAAGGCATGGTCGCCAGTATGGTTGGATCGGGAGCTTTGCTATCTGCCTTGGCAGAGGCGATGAGTGATGAAGACGATAATGGTGAGTCTTTCTACGCCAACATCCCTAACTATGTGAAAGAAAGAAACATAGTGATAATGAAAGACAATGGTAAGGACTATTACACCATACCTCTGCCTTACGGATACAACGCTTTCCACGTCTTGGGTGCAAACATTCAAGAGATGATGTCCGGCATGAAGTCGCCAGAGGAAGCGGCAACACTTGTCACAAAGGCATTGCTTGGTTCATTCAACCCGATTGGCATATCAGAGTCCAAAGACTTTTTGACCATGCTTGCCAAGACTGGATTTCCTACAATCGGTCAGCCTGTGCTTGAAATACTGTCCAACGAAAACTTCTTTGGTGCCCCGGTGTATTCTGAGCAAGTACCTTACGGTGTAGAGCAACCGCTTAGTCAACTCGCAAAGCAGTCTACTTTTGAAGGCTTTAAGAATGCCGCTAAGATTATGAATGGTCTTACTGGTGGAAACGAATCAGTACCAGGCGCGTTGGATTTTTCCCCAGACAAAATTCAGCATCTGTTCAATTACGCACTAGGTGGCGCTGGGGCCACTGGCTTGAGAACAGTAGAGGCATTCCGAAAGCTTGCTAACGAGGAGGACATATCGGTTAACGATATACCGTTCTATCGTCGCATAGCAGGCGAGGTTGATCACAGAACTAGCCAAACAGATTTCTATGAGCGCAGAACGAGGGTTCTACAAAGAGAGAACCAACTCGATGTCATACAAGATCGGCAAGACTTCTTAGATTACTTGGAAGAAAACCAGCCCTTCATATCCATGGCACCCATGGTTCGAGCTACAGACAAAGAAATACGTCTAGTAAACAAGAGGCTGCGCGAGTTGCGCGGCATGGCGAACGAAAATCCCTCTGCTGCCAAGCGGTACGCAGAGGAAGAAGAGGAGTTGCAGGCCATGAAGAAGGCTGCTTACGATAGGTTTAATCGTAAGTACAGCGAGATCGTGGGGCGCACCGAATAGTTACTAGGATAAGCCTGTCAGCCAACCCAGAAGAAAGGCAAACCCATAGATCCCGACAATGATCATCATGCCTATGAGTATGCCTGTCTTTAAGTCACCGTCGTTCAGTTAACTTACCCTCGTACATCCCACGCTTCTTCCTGGGTATCATGGTGCGAGCAACCATCACTCGTTGCGTCCTACCGCTCTTACCCTTGCGCCTCTCTCCTGGATACACAATCATACCTTTTTCAGCCAAAGCTTTGTATCGCGCAGTGACAGAGCTATACGACAACCCTTGCAAGGAGTCCCTCACCTCATCACTGATCGCACCCTGGCGACCAAAGGTCTCGATGACATCGAACACCATGGCCTCTAGGTGAGTTGTGTCGATACTGTGAGCCGAGTCAACACTGGTGTCGCTCGACTCTCGCCTGTGTAGTTTGTACGCCTCAGTTCCAAACTCAGCATGGCTCTGAGGCGATCCTAAAAAGGGATATCGTCCTCGAAGTCATCGAAGCTATCCTGAGGCGGTGCCTTAGTCTCTGCCATCTTAACGTGCTTCGGTGGAGGCTCATCACCAAAGGGAGCCACCTCATCAGGCGGATAGGTCTCCGACTGTATCGATAGCTGCACGCCGTTGTCGCCTTGGTTTTTCCAAGCAGCTAACGTCACCCGCAGTTTATCCAGGCTACCGTCTTGCTTAAAATGCTGAGCGATATGCTTGGCTTGATCCCTAGATATGTTAACGAACCCTTTAAAATGAGGCGCTTTGTCGCTCTTCCTGTTCCTCTCCGGGTACAGACCACCGTTTGAGGTAACCTTCAACTCATAGTTCGGCATCGTTGTTCTCCTTTGCTGCCTCTATTTCCGCCTTACGGCTGTTGTATGCCTGCTTAATCTTTTCGTAGATCTCAGGCTGATGTTCTTTTATTGTGGTAATCGGGTCACGGTTGTTTGCAAACACGCCAGCCAGATCATCGTGCAGGGGTAGTTCATTCTCTACCCAACCTTTCAAGAAGGCTTCCGCGCCGATCTTAGTGCTGTAATCCTCTACACCGCCTTCGTGCTGAATCGGCTTAGGTTTTGTTTTCTTCGGTGCAGACTGTGGTTTCTCTGCCTCTGCCGCTGCCCCATCATCATCTTCGTCGGCAGCTATTCCGACAGCCATTGCCAGACTATATCGTTTTGCATAGGTCATAGCAGACCCATAGCCTTGAGCGGTGATCTTCTGTGCTGGCACCGGGACAGGCCCAGTCGCAATCTCTTCACCGTGCCCATACAACACAGTCTCCACAGAAATGCCGTTCTCCATCGGTATGGATCTTTGTATGAAAGCTATCCCGTTGGCGTTCAGTGCAGGCTTAGCTGCATCGATCACAGACTTGAGTGATGCAAACCTTGAGTCGTATTGTGGGTTCACTTGATCGAACACTGCGTGTCCCATCTCCGATTGTGCTTTGACCAACGCCTGCACAAGTGTCTTCTCAGCCATCAGATTCTCCTTTAGTTCTGACTAGAAAAGGGGTTTCGACGGTATCCGCTCAGATCAGTTCGGAACTGCCTGGCATCGATGCCGTACTTCTTACCTATTTGATGCTCGATGTACTCCACCAGTTCGATTGGCGCACTTTCATCAAACATCTTGAATGGCATCTGGGCTATATCGCCCCCACGCCAACTGAAAAACACCTCACCACTGCGAGGTGCCATCAACAATTTAGGTATACTTGTGATAGACCATATACCGATCATCTTTTCGTACACCGTCTTATCCATTTCGATCATGCGGACTCCTTCCATTGATCGCAAAACTCTGCAACTCGGCACCAGTTCTGATCGCACCTGACATGCACGCCTTCTCGCACCTCTACTTCGTGCTCCTTGCTATCTGCCAGTCCCTGGGATTCCAGGTATGCTTCAGCATCTTCCATCGAATCGAAGACTCGCAACGCACGTTTGTTTGCTTTCTTTTTCGCTGCGTAGGTTGTCGGACGAGTCCATCGTTCTGTGTTTGTGCAAGGCGGTAGGGGTTCGTCATTGAAGTCGGCAAACTCCGCATCCTGATGCAGCGATATACGCTCAGCCATGTATGCGTCTTGCTTTTCGTCTGACCATAGAGTGACGTTGATTGTCTGGATTGGCGCAGGTGGATAGCTTTCGTTGCGTTCTGCCTCACGGCGATTCCAATCGCGCATCACTGCAATGATCCGCAAGGATTTAGATCGCACACCTTTGGCGTGACGCATCAGCCATGCGTAGGCGTTAAGCTGTAGCTCCCATTCGATCTTGTCATGAATCACACTCCAAACACTGGTGCATTTGTAATCGATAGGGCCATCCTGATCCTGCACATCGATGGCACCACTAATCACCCAACCATCTACCTCAACAAACAAACGCTCTTCGCTGATCACATCGTCACCAGCGTAGTCCTCGAAGATACGATGCACTGCTGTACCTAGCACGCTCCACATCTTTTCTGAGATGTCCTCAGTCAACTCATCCCAGTGACGCTCTCGCAAGATGCGTATGCGTGGACTGTCGATTAGTTGCGTGACGGATCGGTGGCTGGCACCCCTGGTGTAGTCATCCCTAGAAAGGGCTTGAACTATCGGTTGTGAAAGATTGTGATGATTGGTTATTTTCATCGCGCACTGGCCCCTTTTTGCAGTAGACCCGCACGAAAAGATTGTCGTTCTCGTCGTGCTTGCCGATGTAGAACTCTCGCTCTTCGTTTGTTTGCCGATCTTGCCAGCGTTTGTAGGAACTTCTTGCTGCGCTTAAACGGCTTTGATAGTTGTCGACGGTGACGGGTATATCGAAGGCGTCCTTCCAATACATCTCGTCCCACGGTATTGTCGGCAACGACTCTCCCGGCTGACGCACTTTCATGTCCACATTCGGTTTGATTTCTAAACTCATAGGTCAAAGACTCCTCATTGAAGAACATCTCTCCTCGCTCTTCGCATTCAAATACATAGTTTCCAATTTTGCTCATGCAAACCTCCATCAGGTTGCAAAGTATAACGACCCACGTTATGTTGTGCAACATGTTTGAGGCAATAATACTAGGAGAACCTGCATCGAAAGCCAACTCGCGTAGAATGGTAACGATTGCAGGACGTGCTCGATTAATCAAAAGCAAGAAGGCGGTTGATTATGTTGCCGCATTCAAAAAGCAATGCCCCCAGTTAGATGAACTACTCGAAGGCGACGTGAGAGTCACCATGACGATTTATTATCGAACTCGTAGGCCAGATTTGGATGAGTCAGTGATACTCGATTGTTTGGAGGGGTACGCCTACAAGAACGATAGGCAGGTGAAAGAGAAGCATATCTATCACGGACTCGACAAAGAGAATCCCAGGGCAGAGATCACCGTTGAACCTATCGAATAAAAAAGACTTGGTGATCAAGATGCTAGAACAGACGATCAAGGATCTTAATGATCCAGTGCAGTCTGTTAGAGAGGACGCACTACGTTACATGATGAAGTTCGATGCGTATGAAGTTTGCAGGGATAACGGTATCGATGATGGCGTTGCTGCAAAGTTTTTTGAGATCACTTACAAGGTGGCAAGCCAGGACGAGGGTGTCAGGCGTCAGAAGGCAGTGAGAGATGGGGTGAAGGAACTAAGGAGAACGGTCATCGAAGGCTATCGAATCTGAAAGCTACAGATCAACTTAAAGAGTTGATGAGATAGCTGTCGTTCGATTGCTTTCGATAAATATCACAAATCACAACGATTCGCAAGGAGGCAAGATGAATCAGTTGAATGAGAGCGACTTTGAGTATTTTCTCACAAGTCACGGAGAAGGGAGGCATGTCTGTCCATTATGCTCTGGTGACAGAAAGAAAAAAAACCAACGCACACTCGATGTCGATCAGGTTAGCGATGGCCTGGTGTACAAATGCTGGCACTGTGAGGCATCGGGCAAGGTGAAAGACAATCCATTCGATGATTTTGACATTGATCCACCAGCCAAGGTGCAGGCGATCAGTGTCCCAAAACAAAACGATTCGCTAGTCGCTGACAACTTCCTACGCCTTCGAGGCATAGATCCAGATCGCATACGCCATCTCAATGTAGTTGGTGGCACTCACTACTTCCACAACGCTGGTGACGTGTCAGCCATCGGCTTCGCATACCAGGACAAGTCTGCGATCAAGTGGCGCTCGACTGAGGGCAAGAACTTCATACAGGATGGGTCTGCCCAGCATCTGTGGAACATAGAGTCGGCCTCTGAGCAACATACCACAGTGATCATTACTGAAGGTGAGCTTGATTGCTGCGCGATCTCTGATGCTCTGGGCAATCGTCCTGATCACCTGGTGGTATCTGTACCCAGTGGTGCTCCACAAAAGGTTAGCAACCGCAAGGTCGATCCAGCAGAGGACAGAAAGTTCGGATACCTATGGAAAGCAAAATCTGTCCTAGATAATGCAGACAAGATCATTCTGGCAATGGACTCTGATGAGCCTGGAGAGGCGCTAGGCGAGGAGATAATGAGGCGTGTAGGGAGGGCCAAGTGCTATCACTTAGAGCTTCCAGAGGGCTGTAAGGACGCCAACGACGCGCTAATCAATCATGGTGCTGATTATTTGGCCGAGTTGGTCGATTGTGCAGTGCCAACGCCACTCGTCGGTGTCTACAGCGCCGATGATTACAGTGATGATGTGGCGTTCCTGTACGAGCGTGGGTTGATGCAGGGCAAGAGCACTGGGTTCACGGGACTCGATGACCTATACACAGTGTTGCAAGGTCAGCTTACAGTGGTGACGGGTTTGCCTGGGTCAGGCAAGTCAGAGTTCATCGATGCGGTGCTGGTAAATCTAGCAGAGCAACACGATTGGAAGTTTGCCATTGCCAGCTTCGAGAACCCTCCACCCCTACACATTATCAAGTTGAGTGAGAAGAGAGCACGCAAGCCATTCTTCATGGGTGATACAGAGCGTATGTCACAGGCTGAGATGAGTGAGGCTAAGTCCTGGGTGAACGATCACTTCGCATTTCTCGACAGCAAAGATGGTGAACCAGCTACCATCGACTCGATCATAGATCGCACGAAGCAGGCAGTGATGCGGCTGGGTTGCCGTGGCCTAGTAATCGATCCGTACAATTACATCGCACAAGCCAACGCAGAACAAGAGAGCTACGCGATCAGTGAGATGCTGACACGCATGGTGCAGTTTGCTCGATCCTGCGATCTGCATATCTGGTTCATCGCTCACCCTGCAAAGATGAGGGCGAACGACAACGGACAGATGCCGATACCGAATGGCAATCACATCAGTGGCAGTGCTGCATGGTTTGCAAAATCAGACTGTGGACTAACGGTGCATCGCACTGGTGAGCACATCGAAGTGCATTCGTGGAAGTGTCGGTTCAAGTGGATCGGATCGGTAGGCCATGCAAAGCTGAGCTATGACCCTGTGAACGGCAGGTACAAAGATTTTGTCGATTGGGATGAGGCAGAGGCTAACCCGGTCAGACCAGTGAGGAATTTTAATGAAACAGAAGACGAGTGGGACATCTGATGAAATCACAATGGATGTGGGTAATCCGAAACTGCATGAGAGACACGACATTGTTTTGGAAAAAGAAGATGGCGAGGTGGTGTCGAGGGCGAGAGTCACCGATCAGTTAGCCATAGATCGGTTGCTGCTGAAGGACAAGATCACTTTGATCGAGCACAAGGCAGCAGAGTACATGCTGCAAGTGTTCGTGGACGCCGGAGCGTTTGTGAAAAGTGTGAACCTGAACAGCACACCATCGACTAGATTCCAGAAAAGTAATTACAACTACGGGTTGCTAAGGTTGCGGGACACTGCAAAATGCATCGAGGAAGCAGTAGGTGACGATCATGCTTACATGGTGATCAACGGCATTGCTCAAGACAAGGAGTTTGTCGATGAAGAGATTCCGATCTTCCGTCTAGCGATGCAGCAATTGGATCGAGATTACATTTCCAAGGGAAGAGAATAGTCTTTGCAAATCCTATAGCGTTTGAGAGAATCCATTTGACGGGTCTCTCCTTAACCGTCATCCCTAGCCCCCGGTCACCGCCTCCATCTGTGACCGGGGGTTTCTTTTTGATAGATGTGCCAGTCGATGAGATTGGGTTGTGAACCATGGGGCAGCCGCTTCATCTCACCTATTTCACACTGGAGGCTGGGTCGTGTTAAGCCCAGCACGGCCTGACGCTGACACTCGCCTTGCCGATCCTAGCCCCTTAGTCCTCTGATTTTCTTGACTGACATACCACCGATCTCGTAGCCGTCAGTGATCTCTGGTAGAGATTGGATGTCCGAGATCATCATGTCTCGATAGCTGGCAGTCTGCCACTCCTCACCCAAGTCTGGGTCTCGATACATGATCACGATCTCATAGTCGCCCTTGGGGTGATCGCCAAGTATCTCGTTTGCCAGCACCATGATTTGCTCCACATCATCAAACAGAGACATTATGCTGCTCCTCGACCAGCGCATTCACCTTATCGAGCAGTCGAGTCCAAGCTTGTTTTAGCTCGGCCTCCTCCTCCTTTGAGTAGGCGTGACTCCAAAAACAAGTGCCGATCAAGCCATTAATCCTGGGATCGTCCTTGCTCATGCGAAGCAGAGTCGCCAGGGTAGTCAGTTCATCTGCCTCAAGCTTGAGGTATTTAATACTAAGTTCACTCATCGTCTTTCACCACCGCATAGTCTTTTGTTACACGTCCTAGTTTCTCGTTTCCACGCCCGTATGGCTTGATATAGATCGTTTTGTATATCTGACCAAACTCATCCCGATAATGGCGCTTGTGGCCAACGACTTCGTGCCAGCGTACACCATAGCTCTCAGTGCGCTTGGGTTGTTTGGGTACGATTACTCGCCCCCTGGTCTTCGGCAATTTCAAAAGCACCGTATAATGCGAATCAAACGGCGTTATGTTCCCGCGCATCGGCTTGCTACCCTGTACACCTGCGTTGCGCGGCTCTTCAACAAACCAGTCGAAGTTCATGAGGCTCAGTATCGCCATCAGCCAAGCCATCTTGTTCGCTTCCTCCCGCCGGTCAAACGGCACTCGTCTGTTGTTCTCGGGGGTGTCATCGATGTAATTGTTCAGCCCAATACGCCATCGATTTCCCATGATGGTTTGCATATCTGGAGAGAACTCACCTCTATTATCACCAAGGAACCACATCGCATTCAGCGCGTCATTAGCCTTCACTTGCTCGGGGAGTAAAGTGCTGCCGTCTCTTTGGAATATCTGCTCACTGGCCCAGATATCCGTCGATCCTGACAGCTTCGATATGCCTACCCGTTTTTGTAATTTGCCGCTCGCCACTCGCACATTTTCATCAAATGCAGCGCCGGTTATCTCGGCCTTATCCATAAGCTCGTTGGCCTTAGCGAATCGGGCGGGATGCTTGATATCGATCTCGTAGTAATTCTCGAAGTGAAAGCACTCGCCTGCCTTCACCGGATAGCTACGTCCAGCATGACCGTTGTCAAGCCTGTAGACATTAGGCATCGTCATGATGTGCCAACCCGTCAAGCCTCGATGTTGCAACGGGTCATGAGACTCCCACTCAATCCACATATTGTTGTGACGTGGTCGTGCGTTCAGGCAAGCGTTGTACAGTGCTCGCTGGTTACCCTTTTCGACGGAGGGCCGAAGAAAATCAATAATCTCGTCAGATATCGTGTAGCTTACAGCTTTGCGTAACCCGTGAATCGGGTCGTTAAGCCTTTGCTTAGACTTCTTTTTCCAAAAAATTTTGTGCTCTTTGGTATGTTCGTATTCCTCCATTCCAATCAGCTTGGCAAAGGGTTGCTGCTTGGCTGCGATGGCCTCGTTCTGTAAATCGCCTAACTGCATGTTGAACAGTTTTTCCGAATCGACACTCGATCCCTTGATCATCTTTTCTGCCATATCCGCCAGCTCGTCGGCGTCACCTATCTTGAAATCCATGGTTCTCCTTAAAGTTCGTTTATGAATACTTCCTGGTGCATCTCGCAGCGCAGGCAGTAAAAGCCTGGGCCATGATCGTATTCCAGGTCATTGCCATGACAGACCCCACATCGGAGGTTGTCGTTTTCGTTTTCCTCGATAGCAAGGCAGACTTCACAGAACGTGAAGCAGTACTTGCCATTCTCGTCTTCATCCTCAACCTCATTCATCTCGATGTCGGGATGCTTTGGACACATGATCGCGTCCGGCTGGTTCCACGGTGCGCGTGGATCGCTTCGTTCTGCGTCACCTCTATCCAACACAGTTAGCTCTCCTTTTTGGGCGCAGGACGTTCCTCGCCATACTTCCCCAACTCTTCGGCGATTACGCTGGCAACGCCTTTCACTATCGCGCCAGCGAAGGACACAGAGCTTTTTGGCGCTGGACTCACAAGCCCAGGCCCGCTGGTGTAACTGTGCATCTCCACCATTTTCCTCAAAATGTTTTGCGCTAACTCCTCAAGCACTTGCGCGCGAAGATCAGCGTCAGATAAATACTCGCGTACCTCTTTTTCGAGATCCACGAAATGGTTTCTCCCTTTCAATGTGTTAGTCCTCCTTAATATATTTCGTATTGACCGTATACCAGCAGGCTATCGCTGTTGAGATCATTGCCCTCTAGCTTACCTTCTCGCTCCATCCTAGCGATTCGCTCTCGCCATCCGCGATATTGATGGACACCTTTAGCCAACAGTCCGATATCCCTTTGGATGACGTGGATCAGACTTGTCTGAACCTCTTTTGCCCACCAATCTTTCGATCCAAGCTGATCGACATCCGTTCTAACAAAATACATCACGAGTTCTTTCTCACAGACTTCGAGCTTGCGATGAACCTCTGCCACCGCCTTCTCGTATTCCTGAATCCATTCTTCATCAGTCATTGCTGATCACTCCCTTCTTGGGCGCAAGACGTACCTGCCCGTGGGGATGCCGACGCCTGAGTTCGATCCGGCAGATGTTCAGAGTGTCGAGCCATTGCTTGCTTTGTTCTTCGGACGCATCGGGGTAGCCCACCATCAATGCCGCCATGTTGTGCAGCATCTCCTGGATCTCGCTGATCTTTTCCATTGCGATCACCTTTTCACGCATATCGTGAATGAATTGCTGACTCACACGATCCTCCTTTTATCGGCTCTCTCGGTGCGCTCTGCCTCGAAGCGAAGCTTGCAGGCATCGATCTGTTTTCGTTTCTTCTCAACCTGGATGTTCTGCATTTGCAGATCAGTGTAGTACTGAGACCACTCAGCAGACCCACGGATCTGAGCCTCGGCGCGAACTGCGCTGAGACCCGAATCCATAAGTGCTGTCTTGCGTGCAGACTCCCAGCTTTTGAAGGAAGTGTCATAGTTCACTTGAGCCATGGCAGCCTCCTCCCACTGCACGATCAGTGCATCGAGTGAGTCGAGGATCTCTTCAAAATCACTCATTGGACTCAGTCGGCACGACAGCTTGCATATCGACATCAAATTTATAGTCTCTCGGAGACTGATCTTTGATTTTGTTTGCCAGCTTTCTCAGACGGCCCTTCTGTTGATTCAGCGCATAATAAACAGCGTCACCAACTTGATCGTACGGATCTTCAATGCGTTCCAGCCTATTAAGGCCCTCGTCAATGGAGCCAGATTCATGGTGCAACAAAGTCAAAATCATTCCGATGTCTGCATGATCAAGGTAGATCTTCTGTGGGTATAACTTGTCCTCCAAGTCACCGATCGCTTGTTGCTGTATATCTAGCAGGTTCTCTTGGTGTGCAACCTGATCACGCAGTTCTTGTTTCGTTTCGGGTTTCATGGCGTCTCCTAAATATCCTGAATGTTGTTGATCTCTACATCGACTGATACCTCGTTGTCGGGCCAGCCGCCAATCTTGGAGTACAAATCGGTAATGCTTCGGGCGGTATCAAGCAACAGAGCGATGTGCTCGTCGGTCTCCACTCTTTTACGGGCATAGAATTGCTCTCGCGTTTCCACCAGAACAGTCTCAGATGGATAAGTGCGGTCACCGATCTCGACACTAGGTCTCTCCCAGACCTGACCCTTATCGTCTTCGCTGACCAGCACCCAAGAATTAGACTCAACATACTGCCATTCTCCATCCTGCCATACACGAATGCTCGGCACTTTGCTGTGCCATCGAGATGCAAGATTTAGATTAGGAATTGGTATTGTGCTGACTCGCTGCTTCTTGCCCATGTGGTAGTCAGACTCAGCGCCATGCGTGTTGATGGTGATGTACGCATCAGAGGATTTCATCCACCAAACATTGTCTGGGTGAACGATCTTGTACTTGTCTACCAAGTCTGGATCATGGTTCTCGATGGCTAACAGAGCCTCCAGTTCCTCAACACGCTCACGCTTCTCAACGAATCTTTTGCGTGTCGATTCTCTTTGAGTCTCTGCGTCTCTCAGGCGACGCTCAGTGTCGATCAACTTCTCGTTAGCTTCTTTCAGTTGATCGCGCAGTTCTTGCTTCGTTATGGGTTTCATAGGTTCTCCTGTTTGTTGTGTGTTGTACGTTATTTTATACGAGTCGTTGTGTGGTTGCAACTTCACAGATCAGTGTTCAGATCCTCAACTGACGCAATCATCATTAGCACTTCGTGGAACTTGCGGTCTCCACACAGATGCTTGAAGTCACTGCGGCCCCAGGGATCGAGATCGCAGTAGGCTTTGTGAACATCGATGAGAGCGCGGCGTAAGTCCGGCACTCTTGAGTCTGCTATGCCTGCCTTGAGTAACATCTCACTCAGGTTTGCGTGGGTCTTGGTTTTGATTGGGGTCACGTTGCTCATGCTGTTTGCTCCTTGATGTGATTAATTTATGTAGTCTTCGATACGAATCTCGCTGACGTATTCGCCCTCGCTCAATTCGTGCATAGAGATGTCGTAATAGCCCTCGTCTCTCAACTCTTTGATGCGATCTAGGCACCAGTCAAAATCAGCACAGAAATCAAGTTGTGAGGTGTGGTCTTGTGGAGTCACTCTTTCTTCGCGGGGTAATCGGTAGTATCCGATTTGGTAGGTGTCCTCGTACCATTCAACGGTGTCAGTCCAGCCGTCTTTGTGATGCCATGAAGCGATTTCGATATCGCGCAATCCACGGTCACCTCGGCCAGAACCATGGTTGCGAAGGTACCCCGCGACAGAGCCATACACCTTCCCTATGTGGTCTAAATTCAAGTGCCCTTTTTTGTGTAGCCTCACCCAATTATCTGCTGCTAAGTCGATTGACTTTTGTTCGTTCATTTTTGGGTCTCCTCTCTGTGAATTGATATGCGGTTGTCATCATCGACGTAGGTATAGATCGTGATGCCTAGATCTTCGATCTCATAGCCTGTGCATGGCCCGTGGTCTGAATCTATGTCGAAAGATTTATGGCAACGCCAGTGGCCTTCTGCTTCTTCTCCCTTGAGAGTTTCTTCATAAATCCAATCGAGCGCCCTTGCTTCTTTCTCTTTTCGTATACGAGTCGCCAGTCTGTTCATTGTTAGGTTGGGGCCAGAAGCCGCCTGGCAAACCTTCCAAACGAGGTTATTGATCATGTCAAGCTGCACATCGGTTAAGTTGCTAAGATCCATTTCATCTATTTCTAATTCGCTCATCGGGTTCTCCTTATGTGTTGAATAGTTGCAGCAACTTGGTTGCCATGAAGGGGAAGTAGTTTTCGCAGATGTAGTCCTCTCGCCTCTCGCTGTCACCCTCCTTGAGTCCACCAGTGCGTCGGGCTAGGTCGATGATGTCTGTGTATGAGAAGGCGATGTTCATAGTGCTGCACAGGCCAGACAGCCAATCGACACAAGCCTTGTGCTGTCCTGATCTCTCGATCAACCAGCCCATCTCTGACTCGAAGTTACGCTTGGCGGCGACGATCTTCTCGCCATCGGTCATGCTTTGTTCGTTGTATGGGTTGCCGTCTGGATCGGTGTATCCTTCCAAGGTGATGCTGTCGATCAGGTATTGTTTGATTTGGTTAGTCATTTGGATTTCTCCTGTTGGTTTGTGAAATTATTTTGCAGTGATAATTCCTGCATCGATCAGGTTTTGTATGGCCCAAGGTTCTATTGCCTGCGCTGCGATTAGCTGCCAAGCAAAGCCGGTATCGACTAGGTATTGCCAAGCCTCGATCACCTTGGTCTCATCGGCCTCGATAAACCCTTTAACAATGCCCTCGGCTGAGTAGTTATCCATCAGATTGTCTCCCAGTAGCTGTTGACTGGGCGATAGCGGCAGTCCCATGTATCGATCAGGTAGCCGTGCTCGACTGCCGTGAGGTGTCCGCTATTGCGGACGATGGCTATGCCTTTGTAGTCCCAGTCGCTGAGTTTGATCAGCTTGCCGTTGTCATCGCGGGGTGGCTTACGTTTGACCAGCCCTTGATCCTCGGCATACCAGATCCAAACTTTGTCGTGATTGGGAAAGGCCCACATGAGTTGACCAATCCCCATTAGATCAGTGAACACTCTGGCGTAAGGCTTACCCAGCACAACGCTGAGTGACCTCACAACGCAGTCATCCTTGAAAGTTTTGCAGCCTCGAACACTTGCGTCCCATTGTTGATACTTCATAGCTAACGCCCTCCGTAATTCATGCCTGTGGTCGCATAAAGATATTCTTTTAGTTCCTTGATCTCTCGTCTCAGTACCATGTCTTTTGATGCTTCACTATTGAAGCAATAGCAGGCGCTGAATGTATTGACGCTTTGATAGTCACACGTTAAATACCATTCAAGATTTCGCAGGTGATCTGGTAACCAATGCTCCAGCTTGTTGTTTATCGTTCCCATTATCGCCCTCCAAAATAGAATCGTGCGTCATCATCAAAATCACGCACTGCTATGAACATCACGCCTGCTGAGATCGAGCAGAACGCAAGGCCCATGAACTTCATAGCCAGGACGCCAAAGCGCAGGTCATCGATGCTTGTGGTGGTAAATGCGTAGTGGGTGAAGAAAACGCCAACAAATAGTAATAGAATCGCTGCCGCCATCTTCATCATGAATGCTGCGAAGATCTTCAGTCCTCGCGTCAGGTCTCGAAAGAATCGTCTTGTTTTGTAGTTCATTATTGGATCTCCTGTTGTGTGGCAAAAGCCGAAAGTTTTTCTATCTTGTGATGCGCTTCTGTAAAGCATTCCTCTAATAGTTCGTTAGCAAGCTCCATCAGATATTCGTTGTTAGAATTAGGGTAATTAACCTCCACGCCCCAAATAGATTGTTCTGCCAACTCAACACCTTCTCGATAAATAGAGACACTAACTCCTCCATAGAACCAGTCATTCCTAAACCATGACGTTCTCGCAGCCATAAGGCTCTTGTGTGCTTCCTCATTCAGCCCTGTTAACGCTTGGTTTTCACTGTGCATATCGTCATCGTCAATGTGGTAGTCACTGTCATGCAAAACAGAAACACGCACACCCCATCCATTTACGTTGTCGCGTATGGTGTCTCCGGCACAAACGAAATTATTGAATTGCCCATTTATTTTTTTAACGCCCATCATTGGATCTCCTGTTGTGTGTTTAGTATAACGTATCACGAGCAACGAGTCGCAACAACTCGGTCAATTTGCTGATCAATGATTTGGTCTTGCATGTAATCAATGAGCACATCGAATCTAGCTAAGTCCAGTTCGGTGGGTTCGGGCCGTATGTTTGGATCGTTGGCTAACCTTTTAAGTTGGTTCAACTCAGCGACTCGATATGAATTTGGCAGGGTTAGATCGTAGTGATCTATCGTCTGCTCAACGATGTTTACTAAGTCTTTCAAGGTCAGGGACTTGATTTTCTCTCTCATGTTTTTCTCCTGTTGTTAGTAGGGTCGGTATCCCATCTCCGCCTGATATGTTTTCCAATCTTCGTATCGCTGGGTTTCGATATCTCGCACGTCTGCAAAGTATTCTTCGAGAAGCTCTGGTGTGAGCTTCGATAGGTTGTACCCTCTGACGGTGGTGCGTCCTTTGCACTCCTCGCAGGTAACGTCATAGCGTCCTGACATATAGCCATCTACGAAGTCGTCGTCCCAGTGATCCTGCTCATGCAATTCAGACATGCTCATGCCATCGAATGCGGGGTTGCCATGCTTGCCTTCGCCATTGCATCTAGGGCAAAGCATCCAAGCTTCTGGTATGACGTGGGCATCACCATTGCTTGAGTGCCATATGCCATCAAAGACTGGTGAGTTTTCTTTTGTTACTACCATGTTGTTCTCCTTATTGATTAGCGATGGCACGCTTCACTGCCATCACCCGTCCTTGCCATTTAGTTTTAGCCAGCTTCAGTGCCAGCAATGCCGCTGATTTTCGAGGGCGTATGCCGTACTCATCGAGGCTGTATTCAATCGCTGCCTGTAACGCCCCGTTCCAGTCGCAACCGACTTCGTATGTTGTGACCGCTGCATCTGCCATGCGGTCGATCTGATCGTCTGAAAGATAGGTGTGCATGTTTTTCTCCTTAATCAACTTTGACTCTCACCCTGCCCGCAATCCATTCGTCGGCAATGTGGTCGGGTATTGTTAGGCCAGTAGTCGGACGGTCGCCGTCCTCTTCGCTAAGATTTAATTGTGAGTGGTTCGGATATATCTGATACCTCTCACCGCTCAGCCGAGCGTGGAGCTTCCAGCGTTTTCCGTTAGTGTCAGTTAAGATCATTTGTCTACCTCTGGGGCCGCTACGCGGCCTCCTCTTGATTGATAGGTTGGCACTTGGCGATGTAGTCCACCGCCTGCTGCGCCAGTGATGCTGCCTTGTAGATAGCCTTGGGCTGCTCTTTCAAACAGGTCAGCCAGTTGGCGAGATACTCGGCATGGTCTGGCTTGGGTTCCATCGAGATGCCCAGCAAAGCGCACTGAAACGCTGCGCCTAGCTCAGCGACAAGCTCCTCGAATGCATACTTCTTGTCGCCAAACTTGTGACCCTTCTCACGGCTCAGTCGGTGCGAGGCACCCGTCCAGTGCGTTAGTTCGTGAAAGAATGTTGAGTAATAGCAATGCGTTGGGCTAGCGGTCTCGCTGCCAAGGAATAGCTCACGGTTCGGCATGTGGATAAAGTCGGCGTGTGAGTAGTACGCTGCACCCTTCGCACTGTGGCGCACGTCGGCACCTGTTGCGTTGATCCACTCATCTGCTGCCTGGATTATTTCAGTCTCGTCATTGAACTCGGTGGGGTTGGGGTTCACCCATGCCTTGCTGATAAACTGCTCTTTTTTCTTGCTGCCCTTGACTCGGCGCATACATGCCACACCAGCCACTTCTAGTTGATCAGCAGAGAAAACATGGTATGAGTTGAACACCCAGAACTTCACCTCTTCCTTAGTCTCTGGGTCTTCTTTCTTCCGTTCTGCCCAGAAGTACACGGTGCTGGATTTCTCGCCCTTGCGGACTTGGTATCCCTCTTGCTGCCATCGGTCATAGGTGGCCCAGTAGCCGCCACACATGCCCAGCATCAGTATGTTGATGCCTCGGTACATCTTGCGCCCATCGAATGCCCGGCGCGGCATACCGCCCTGACCATCGGTGAATGGCTTTGTCCAGTTGGTGCCGTGGGTCTCCATCTGTTTGATGATCGTCTCGGTGATCTGATTGAATTTGTTTGCTTGTTTCTTCACGTTAGAATCTCCTACTTGTTTCTCACTCTGATGATGTCCTGCGCGGTGCCTTGGACGCTGTAGCTTTGACCAACGAAACCGCCGCCAAAGTCTTTGCCTCGGTACTTCTGAAAGCCGATAGATTTTGCGATGGCGTGCGCTTCGTCGTATGTGTTGGCGAATGCCAGAAAATGGATCACGTAACGCGGGTTACCGTTTATATCGTTGTTGACTTTGAACAGGTCGTAACCTAGTTCTTCTGTCAGTTCGTCGTTTAGATATGCTTTGTTCAGCATAGGATTTCTCCGTTGGTTATAGAATTCGGTGGCCTGTCTCATCAGTGCATCGGGGCCAATCGATGCAGACCGCCGGAGCGGTTTCGACAGTTACTTAGGGGATCTTCGGTAACGCCAGTTGCTGCATGTGGCGAGAAACTCGTCCACATATATTCGCGCTTGTTTCAGTGCTCCCTGTTCCCCACGCTGAGCAATCGAGATACGAGTCGTTCCGATGTGCTCGTCATCTATGTATTTGAGGACATAGAAACGCTCGCTATCTTTCTCGATTCGCACGCTGTACTCGGTATTATTTAGGTAGCCGCCAAAGGTGCGGTCTGCTGTCACTACTTCATAGGTCATTGCTTACACTCCAAGTTCGTTAAGTATTCGGTCGAGTTCTTCCGTTGGTATTACCTTCGCCTCGACTAGGTCGGTGAGACCTGCGGTCTCGATTTCCTGCTCGATCATTAGATCCTCGAATGCTATGTGGTCATTTAGTTCCATGGATTTTCTCCGTTGTGTTTTGCTTTGTTGGTTCACTCGAAAGCACTAGCCCGATTGCTAGTGCGCTCTGGTAAAACAACATCTCTCGCAGTTCGTTGGCCGATGGCACGCTGTCGGGCCGGTCTAGCAGTGCTGCCCGTACGGGACTCACTTCACTAGCCGTTCAACCCTAGGCTTCAACACCGGTTTAGGCTGCACGCTTGTTATGCGCTGCTAGGCTTGCAAAAGGGTTTCCCCTACCGCTTCACTGGCTGCCCGTCCGGTACGGCAGTGTCGCGTCTATCTAGCACCAGAACTTGCCTAGTCTGGGAAGGTCACTCGGCAGCGCTGCCCGTTGCAGGACTCGCTTACACCCTGTTGAGTGGCGGGATTCAGTCGGCTCCCCGTCGCCGTTGGCATTCAAGAGATCACGAATCACGACGAACGTACCGCGAATTATGAGAAAGGGTTATATTCCTGTTGGTCATGATTCGTAAGTTGTTGTTTGTATTACGAAAAGTAGCCTGTGGGAATTTTGCCGATCAGGGTAAAAAGTGTTGACGAAGGCAGAGTTTACACGAAGCGCCACTTAATGTGGGTCGTTAGATGTGGTCTGTTTGTGGGGTATTTGGGGCTATAGGATTGGTGCCACTATATAGGGCGGTTCGGTGCAATGGATAAACTCACAAGTAAGCAGGAAAGGTTTTGCCAGTTAGTGGCTGGGGGCAGCGATCAATCGACGGCATATAGGGAAGCTTTCAATAGCACCGGCAAGGCATCAACGGTACACAGTGAGGCTAGTCGGCTGATGAAACTCCCCAAGGTTACCGCAAGGGTGGAGGCTATAACCCAGCAGAAAGTAGCTTCTATCGCACGAGTTGCCGTGAACGATAGGCAACTGGTAACGAATAAGTTAAGGGCTTGGGTAGAGGACGGTATCGATCCCAAAACTGGAGACGAACCAACACAGGCACAATTGCAAGCTGCACAATTGTTGGGCCGCACTGTTGCAATGTTTAGCGACAAGCAAGTAGTCGAAACAAACGATAGATCACCGGACGAGGTAGCCGCAGAAATAGAACGCAGGCTAGCCGAGGCTAACAGTGATCGTCAGACAGAAGGCAAACCGCTGCACTAAATACAACAGTTAGCATCACACGACCCACGAATCATAACGGTTAATGTGAGGGGTCGTTTTCCTGACGACTGGCTTACGTTGCGACACCCCCACCCCCCTGTACGCACACGCGCGTATGCATACATATACATAGTAAACCACACAAACGACTACCCCATTTTTCTGACAACTAACACATACCACGAATAGCGACCCATTTTTTGTATACTTTGGTGCCAGGAGTCCCAGGCCGCAAAAAAATTTTTAAAAAATTTTAGCGATAGCCTTGACATTCGTTGTCAAGTCGCAGAGTCTGCTAAAATGTCCTATAGTTGACTATAGATAGCTTTCGACCTAAAGGCTTACGACGGCCCCTGTGGGGTGGTCGGGGCCGATGCAGTATTCGAGATAGCTTTCAGATCGAAAGCTTTCTATCGATAGCTATCGACAAATCCCTTGGAGTGATTTTGTCAAAGCGGATTGACGCAAAGCTATTAGAAGCACTCCCTAATCTTCCGCTCGAAGAGCAGAAAGAAATCCTTTCTCTGTTAGAAGATCTCGAAGAGTCTGAGAAGCGGGAGGCTGCGCGTGACAGCTTCATGGGGTTCACCAAGTATGTATGGCCTGCGTTTATTGAAGGCAGGCACCACAAGATCATGGCAAGCGCATTTGAACGTGTCGCTAGTGGTGAATTAAAACGACTGATCGTGAATATGCCGCCGAGGCATACCAAATCAGAGTTTGCTTCGTATCTGTTACCTGCTTGGTTTCTAGGTCGCTTCCCGGAGAAGAAGATCATCCAGACTGCCCACACTGCTGAGCTATCTGTGGGTTTTGGTCGTAAGGTGCGAAACCTGGTCGATAGTGATGACTATAAGTCGGTCTTTCCGAGTTTAGGTCTGAGATCTGATAGCAAGGCTGCTGGTCGATGGAGCACCAGCAAGAACGGTGAATACTTCGCTATTGGTGTAGGTGGTGCCGTGACTGGTAAAGGTGCGGATCTGTTGATCATCGATGACCCGCATTCTGAGCAGGAAGGCCAGAGTGCAGATGCAGGCGTCTTTGATCGAGTGTATGACTGGTACACATCAGGCCCACGTCAGCGTTTACAGCCTGGTGGCGCGATCATTGTAGTGATGACCCGTTGGCACAAACGGGATCTGACAGGACAGATTATAAAATCATCGGTGCAGCGTGCCGGTGTGGATGAGTGGGAGGTGATTGAGTTTCCCGCAATCATGCCATCAGGCAAAGCCCTGTGGCCGGAGTTTTGGTCGCTAGAGGAGTTGACCGCGCTTCGTAATGAATTACCGGCACCGAAATGGAATGCCCAGTATCAGCAGAACCCCACTTCCGAGGAGGGTGCGCTGGTCAAACGAGAATGGTGGCAGGAGTGGCAAGAGGAAAGACCACCACCCTGTGAGTTCATCATTCAGTCTTGGGATACGGCGTTTTTAAAAACACAACGCTCAGACTATTCGGCTTGCACAACGTGGGGCGTTTTCTACAGGCCCGACGATGAGGGGGTTACCCAACCTAACATTATTTTACTGGATGCTTTCAAAGAGCGCCTAGAGTTCCCGGAACTCAAGAAAGCAGCCCAAGAGTTTTATGTGGACTGGCAACCTGATGCCACTATCGTGGAGGCAAAAGCTGCCGGTACGCCGCTGATATTTGAGCTACGAGCGATGGGGATACCTGTTTCGGAATACACTCCGTCCCGTGGCAACGATAAGATTGCACGGGTGAATGCTGTTGCGGATCTGTTTGCATCCGGCATAGTGTGGGCACCTGGTACTCGATTCGCTGAAGAAGTGATCGAGGAGTTCGCTGCTTTTCCTTCTGGCGAACACGATGACCTTGTGGACTCATCGACACAGGCGCTGCTTAGATTCCGTCAGGGTGGCTTTCTTAAACTAAGCTCGGACGAAGAAGACGAACCCTTTTACTCAAGAAAAGCGAACTACTATTAATGGCTTTTTTGCAAAGCAACATCCCGTACTTCAAGTGCTGGGTTAGGAAGGAATACACACACAACCACATCAAGTATCACGGTGAGTTCTTACATGCGATGGCAATCGCTGTAACCACCATGCCGTGTCGTAGCTTGAGTTTCCAGGTGATATTCACCGGGGCAGAAACCTACGATAGCGATGAACCAAATGTTCATGGCGGTGCGATGTGGGCAAGGATGCCGATTACGGGTTTGGTTGCTGATACGCCGTTAGAAGAGTGGCCTGACCCAATGCCCACATGGGCAGCGCAGCCTTGGGATTGCAGTTCCAGAGAGCACTCAGTGTATGTGCTTGATCGGTGTACGCCGTGTCCTTGGCTGGCAAAGATTGATGGTGAGATGTATCCGGCTAAGTATTTGTTCACCGTGGATTACACCAACAATGAGATCGCGGATGATCCTGCACAACACAAGCAGTCGCATGTGATGGAGCTTTTGGATGCAGGGCCGTGGACAGGAAACATCGTTGCTTTGCCCAACAATCGGGTTAGAGTGACGCATCCTGCGTGGTTCGAGGTGGGCGAAGGTGCCCCAGACTTCAGACCATCGCAGCACATTCACTACAGCAAATCTGATTTAGATTACACGTTAGATGTAAATCAAGTATTCGATAACCTCTATGCAGGAGCAGGCGATGAAGAAGAAGTCTAAAATGGGCTACGCTGGCGGCAAAAAAACCAAGATGGGTTATGCCGGTGGCAAGAAAACCAAAATGGGTATGGCTGGCGGAAGACGAACCAAGATGGGCATGGCTGGTGGCAAGAAGACTAAGATGTCTACCAAGATGATGGCATCTGGCAAAAGCACAAAAATGCCTATGTCTAAAGATCCCAGGACAGGTGAGATGGTGCCCTCCTTCACCGTAGATGGTAAAGGCAAGATGATGGGTGGCGGCAAAACCATGAGCATGATGACCAAGGATGGTGTGAGAATGTCTCCCAAGATGATGGCGAATGGCGGTGCCACCATGATGGATCGAAAGAACGGAGGAAACACCGTTGCCCGTGGCTCTGGTGCGGCTCGAACTCAGAAGTTCACGAAGAACGGATAGATGGCTATTGATCGCCCTCTGGCTACGCCAGACACGATCTTTTCTCAGGGAACCGGCGATGAGCCAGACCTAGAGATAGAGATCGTTAATCCTGAAGCTGTTTCTATAGAAACAGAAGATGGCGGGATGCTGATTGATTTCGATCCCGATGTGTTGCCCATGGGCGCAGTTCCTCACGATGCCAACCTTGCTGAGTTCATCGATGAGGGCGAACTGTACGGTATCGCTACTGATCTGATTGGCTCTTTCAAGTCAGACAAAGAAAGCCGTTCTGATTGGGAGCGCACCTACGTTGAGGGTTTGGATCTTTTAGGGCTGAAGCACGAAGACAGGACAACGCCGTGGGACGGTGCTTGTGGGGTGTTCCACCCGCTGCTTACAGAGTCGGTGATTAAGTTTCAGTCACAGGCGATACAGGAGTTGTTCCCCGCCAGCGGCCCTGTCAAAACTTCCGTCGTTGGCACCATTACCAACGAGAAAGAAAACCAAGCAAACCGTGTTCAAGACTATCTGAACTATTTGCTGACTGAGAAGATGACCGAGTATCGCTCAGAGACAGAGCGTATGTTGTTTTCTCTGCCTCTTGGTGGCTCCGCTTTCCGCAAGGTTTACTACGATCCCAACATGGGACGCCCTTGCAGTATGTTTGTACCGGCTGAAGACTTTGTTGTCAGCTATGGTGCCAGCGATCTGGCGACCTGTGAACGTTCGACGCATGTGATGAAGCGTAGCTCGAATGAGATTCGCAAGCTTCAGGTGGCAGGATTTTATCTGGATGTGGAGTTACCTGCCCCATCTCCAGACTACGACGAGATAGAAAAGAAATATAACGAGTTGACGGGTGACTCTGCCAACTACGATATGGACTATCGGCACACAATCCTCGAGATGCACGTCAATTTAGACCTGCCAGGGTTTGAGGATACCGAGAAAGGTCAGCCTACCGGCATCATGTTACCGTATGTGGTGACGATTGATCAGTCATCACGCACGATTTTGTCCATCAGACGTAACTGGTATGAGAGTGATGAGCGCAAAATGAAGCGCGAGCACTTCGTTCACTACCAATATATGCCTGGATTAGGGTTTTATGGCTTCGGTTTGATCCACATGATCGGTGGATTGGCTAAATCTGCCACCTCTTTGCTGCGACAACTGGTTGATGCAGGCACTTTGGCGAACCTTCCTGGTGGTTTGAAGGCTAGAGGACTGCGAATCAAGGGTGATGACACCCCGATTATGCCTGGTGAGTTCCGAGATGTGGACGTTCCGGGCGGAACGATCAAAGAAAACATCAGTTTCTTGCCCTACAAAGAGCCAAGCACGGTTTTATACCAGCTTATGGGCGACATTGTGGAGGAAGGACGGCGTTTTGCCTCTGCTGCTGACGTAAAAGCAGCGGATATGAACGCAGAAGCGCCGGTTGGCACTACATTAGCCATCTTAGAACGCTCTATGAAGGTGATGAGCGCCGTTCAGGCGCGTATGCACGCCTCTATGAGGGCAGAATTACGCTTATTATCGAATATCGTTCGTGATTTTGGGCCACAAGCGTACCCATACGACGAAGATAAGGAGCCATTGGTGGCTTCGGACTTCGATGACAGGGTAGATATCATTCCAGTGAGCGATCCTAACGCTGGAACCATGGCTCAGCGCATTATGCAGTACCAAGCGGCACTACAATTGGCCCAACAAGCGCCAGAAATGTACGACATGCCGTTATTGCACCGGCAAATGCTGGAAATATTGAATATTCGGGACGCAGATAAGATTGTTCCGACGGATGATGACCAGCAGCCGACTGATCCGATCACTGAAAACATGAATATCATCAATGGTAAGCCGGTCAAGGCGTTTGCTTACCAAGATCACGAAGCACACATACAGGCGCACAAGTCTTTGGCAGAAGATCCAACCGTTTTGGAGATCATGTCGAAGAGTCCAAACGCAAAGAAGGCAATGGCAGAGCTATCTGCCCACGTTCAAGAACATTTGGCCTTCCAGTACAGGGCGCAGATCGAACAAGAGCTAGGCTTCGAGTTGCCACCGCCTAGCGAGCCACTGCCAGAGGATATTGAGTTCAGAATCTCTAGGCTTGCAGGCCAAGCAGCAGAGCAACTCAAGGGTGTGAACCAGCAAAAGGCACAAGCCCAAAGAGCACAACAGCAGGCGCAAGATCCTGTGATCCAAATGCAGCAAAAAGAGTTGCAAATCAAGGAGCTAGAGGCGCAAACAAGGGCACAGTCAGAGCTTGGCAGATTGCAGCTTGATGCCCAGAAGGCCGCTGCAAGAGCAGACTTGGATCAGCAAAGGCTAGATCAGCAGGCCGATATAGAGTCTGCACGGCTAGGTATTAAGATCGCTGACAGAGAATCCAAAGATCAAATCGAAGGATTAAAAGCTGGCATTGAGATCGCAAAAGAAGTATTAGATGACTAATGGTGATAACGTCTTTGATTACTTGAAGGACGTAATACGAAAGCAGATGAACGAATACGCAGACCACATCAGTGGTGGAGCGTGTAAAGATTACAGCGAATACGCCAAAGCGTGTGGCGTGATCGAAGGTTTAGCTTTAGCGGAGCGTGAGATACTTGATCTCAAGTCTCGTTACGAGCAGGAGTGATTCACCGCGATTGCGGTATTAGCGACTCTGGACGCTTTTTTCCAGTGCATAGGAACTAACTAATGTCTGAAGCATTAGCAAAAGGTGATGTCGGTGCGGTCTCCGTATCGATAGACACAACGAACGAGGATGAAGAGACTCGCAAGGCTGCACAGTTGCCTGACCCTAGAGGTTACAAACTGTTAATCGCTCTACCAGAGCCGGATGAAATGACAGAGGGGGGCATACTCAAAGCCGCCAAAACTCTGCATGACGAAGAGGTAGGGTCTATTGTTGGCATGGTTCTCAAGCTTGGAGCCGATGCTTACAATGATCCTAACCGATTCCCGTCTGGGCCTCTGTGTAAGGAGGGTGACTTTATCCTGATGAGATCTTACTCCGGCACACGGTTTAAGGTGCATGGCAAAGAGTTTCGGTTGATCAACGATGATTCAGTCGAGGCGGTTGTTGAAGATCCAAGGGGGATATTGAAGGTATGAGCGAAGCACAACTCGACTCCGATCAGGAGCAAATGACTAGCGCCGAGGAGAAGTTCTTTGGTGTCAGAACACAGATTGGCAAGAAGTCCAACGATATCGTGGATGATGACGGTCAGTTTGAATTAGAGATCATCGATGATCGCGCAGAGGAAGACCGTAGGCCGCCCAAGGCGGAAGCGGCTTCTGATGATATTGATGATGAAGAGCTTTCGGGTTACAGCGAAAAAGTTCAGAAACGGATCAACAAGCTGCGCTATGAACAGCACGAAGAACGCAGAAAGCGTGAAGCTGCTGAAAAGATGCGTGAAGAAGCTGTGCGGGTTGCTGAACAGCTTAGTCGCAAGAACCAAGAGAATGAAGCTCTTATCAACCGGGGCGAGGCAGCACTTGTTTCTCAGATTAAGCAACGCGCAGAGCTTGCTTTACAGGAGGCTAGGAACAGCTACAAGAAAGCTTACGAAGAGGGTGATACCGATAACGTTGTTGGTGCTCAAGAGCGATTGATGCGAGCACAGGCAGAGTTGTCAGAAGCGGAAAGATACGAGAACAACCTCGCATCACAACAAGCGCAGCGTGAACAACACGAACAGCAGGGCTATCAGCAGCAAATCGCTGAGCAAGCTGTTCAGAATGTTCAGCAACAAGCTGCACCGCAGGTATCACCAGAGGCCCAAGAGTGGGCCGAAAAGAATAGTTGGTTCATGCAAGATGGCTATGAAGAGATGACTAGCCTGGCGTATGGAACCCATGCCGCATTGATAAAGCGTGGCATACAGCCTAACAGCCAAGAGTACTTTCGACAGATAGACACTCGGCTGCGACAGGCTTTCCCAGAACATGATTGGCAGGATGAAGGCGACCTAGATGGGCGTGACGCGACCGTGACTGTCAATCAACCCCCGACGGTGGTGGCACCCTCCGCAAGGAGCAACGGTGCTAAACCGCGCAAAGTACGGCTAACGTCTACCCAACTCTCCCTCGCTAAGAGATTGGGTTTAACCCCTGAACAGTACGCGAGGCAACTCGCAAAGGAGTCCTCGTAATGTCTGAAGAGCGCACACCAAGAACGAACACTACTCGAACAGTAGAGCAACGACCGACTGATAGTTGGAAGCCTGCCTCGATCTTGCCTGATCCAAAGCCACAAGATGGCTATGTGTTCAGATGGATCAAGACGGCGCTTTTGGGTCAGTCCGACAACACGCATGTGTCCAAGATGTTCAGAGAAGGATGGGAGCCTGTGAGGGCTGAAGATCATCCTGAACTGATGCTGGAGTCTGATATAGGCTCTCAGTTCAAGGGCAACATTGAGGTTGGCGGATTGCTGCTTTGTAAAGCTCCAGAAGAACTTATGGCAGCTAGAACGAAGCACTTCCAAGATATCGCGTCTAATCAGATGTCATCGGTTGATAACAACTATCTGCGAGAGAGTGACCCTAGAATGCCTATGCTTAATCCAGAGCGTAGCACTAGGACTACTTTTGGAAGAAACTAACCTTTAGCAGGGTTAGTGGTTATTAACTAGGAGGCCACATTATGGCTACTTCTGCTACCCCTATGGGTGCTGAACCAGTTGATACCTTGAGTGCGAGCGGCTCTTTTACGGGTAAGGTTCGCCACATCAAGATTGCAAGTGGTTATGGCACCGCTATTTTCTACGGTGACTTCGTGAAGCTGGTTGCGGCTGGCACTCTCGAAAAAGCCGCAGTAACAACTGCTGTTGTTGCTGGCACGGTTGGTATCTTTGTAGGCTGCGCTTACACTGATCCAAGCACCAACCAAAAGACATTTAACCAACAGTTCCCTGCATCTACCGCAGCGGACGATATCGTTGGTTATGTTGTCGATGATCCTGACTTGTTGTTCCGTATGCAGGGTGATGGCTCCATCGCACAAACTGGATTGGGCAACAACGTATCAGCGGTAAGCACCGCCGGATCAACCTCAATCGGTCGAAGCAAAAATGCTATAGATGCTAGCACTATTGCTACGACTAACTCATTACCACTGCGTATCGTTGACTTCGTAGATGGGCCATCAAGCTCTGTTGGTGATTCTTTCACTGACGTGATTGTTACCTATCTGCCTCTGAGTCACGCATACGAAACTGCACTCGGCGTGTAAGGAGTAATAGGCAATGGCAATTTCAAGAGCGCAAATGCTGAAAGAACTCCTTCCGGGGCTTAATGCCCTTTTCGGGTTGGAGTATGAAAAATACGAAGACGAGCACACTCTCATTTATGAGACTGAAAGCTCTGATCGTTCGTTCGAGGAAGAGGTGAAGCTGTCAGGCTTTGCGGCGGCTCCTGTTAAGGCAGAGGGTGCGGCAACGAGCTACGACTCAGCACAAGAGTCTTTTACAGCCAGGTATAATCACGAGACAATTTCGATGGGCTTCGCCATTACGGAGGAGGCCATGGAAGATAATCTCTACGATTCTCTTTCTGCTCGTTATACCAAGGCGCTGTCTCGCGCTATGGCTTACACCAAGCAAGTTAAGGCGGCAAACCCGCTGAACAATGGTTTCGACACCTTCCAATCTGGAGATGGCGTAACCCTTTTCAATGCTTCACACCCCCTAGTAAACGGTGGAACCAACTCCAACCGTCCATCTACGGGTGCTGACCTTAACGAAACGTCATTGGAAAATGCGGTCATTGAGATCGCTGCGTTCACAGATGAGCGCGGCCTTCTGATTGCTGCACGTCCACGTCGTTTGATTGTTCCCCCCGCACTGATGTTTACAGCAGATCGTCTGCTAGAAACCACTCAGCGAGTTGGAACGGCGGATAACGACATCAACGCGATTCGTAACATGGGTGCGATCCCAGAAGGCTACGCAGTCAATCACTACCTGACTGATAGCAATGCTTTCTTCATCATCACTGATGTACCGAATGGCATGAAGATGTTCGAGCGTACTCCGCTAGAAACGTCTATGGACGGTGACTTCGATACTGGTAACGTGAGATACAAAGCCAGGGAAAGATACTCTTTTGGAGTGTCTGACCCACTTGGAATCTACGGATCACCAGGCTCTAGCTAGAGCACTTTGGGTGGCCCTTCGGGGCCACTCCTTTTTTCCTGACAGATGTTCCACGTGGAACGCTGACACTAGCCAAGACAGGAGAACATAATGGCTAATACAACTTTCTCTGGTGCTATCAGATCCGAAAGCACCTTTAAGACGATCAGTAAAAATGCGACCACTGGGGCTATCACTGAGGTTGCAACTTTGGGCGACGGCCCAGTCAGCTTGGCTGATGCAGACGTAACCTTAACTAACGCAACCCACAGCGGCAGAATTCTGCTGGTTCCAGACGGTGGTCAAGATAATACTTATACGCTTCCGGCTCCTATTGCTGGATCTGTTTTTAGGTTTGTTTACGCTGGTGGCGCTGCTGATGCTACGGACGCGCTTATTCTTACTCCCGGCAACACTAATTTTTATATTGGTGGTGTTACTTTCCTAGATACGGATGGTAACGAGGTGAGTTCAGTATTCTCTGATGGCAACTCTAACAGCAGCATACAGTTGAATGTGCCTGCTGGATTTGATGTAACCATCGTTGGTTTGAACACGACGAACTATCAAATCTTCGGGAATGTTACGAGCACAACTGCACCTGCATTTGCCGATCAATAGTAGGAGGCAATCATGGCTGATGCTGTAGCTACACAAACCATACAGGACGATGGCAACACAGCCATCTTCCGCTTTTCTAATGTGAGCGACGGTTCAGGCGAGTCTGCCGTTACTAAGATTGATGTGTCTGCACTGGCTGTTGACCCTATGACTGGTGCGGCTTGCACGAAGGTTTCCATCCAAAAGATCTACTACTCAACCATTGGTATGGGTGTGAAGATTTTCTTTGATGCATCATCTGATGTATTGGCTTGGCAACTGAACGCAGACTTTTCAGATACGCTCGACTTCACTGATTTCACTGGCATCCCAAACAATGCGGGTTCTGGTGTGACGGGTGACATACAGTTTACGACTGTCGGTCACTCTAGTGGAGACGTGTATAACATCGTCATGCAAGTTAGGAAGCATTTCTAATATGGCTGAGAAAAAGAAGAAGAGTAAATCTCGCGTCAACGAGGCTGGTAACTATACGAAGCCAGCTTTGCGTAAGAGGCTCTTCAACCAAATCAAAGCTAGTGGAAAGGGCGGTCGCCCTGGTCAGTGGTCTGCGCGTAAAGCGCAGATGCTGGCGAAGCGTTATAAAGAAGCTGGGGGCGGCTACAGGGATTAGCCTGATATACGAACAGCGTGCCAAAGAAAGATCCCAAAGTCGGAACAGGCAAGAAACCCAAGGGCAGTGGTCGCCGTTTGTATACCGATGAGAATCCTAAAGACACTGTGCCGATCAAATACGCAACGGTTCAGGATGCGCGAGACACTGTTGCCAAGGTCAAGAAGATACGCAAGCCTTTTGCCAGAAAGATACAGATCCTAACTGTCTTGGAGCAGCGGGCTAAGTTTGCTAAAAAACCAAGGCAGGCAGAGATTGCTAGGAAAGGTAAAGAGGCCATCCGCAAGCAAAGGGGCAAGGATAGTGGTAGCAAGCGTTGAAACGATCAAAAAGAAACTAAAGCGCGGTGAGAAGCTGGGTGCTAGTGAGAAAGCGCAAGCAAAGGCTCGCGGCCTGATCGCTCGATCTGATGGCAAAAAGAGAAAGAGCGCCAAGTACAAGGGTAAGTAATGGCTCTCAAGAAATCACAAAAATCATTAAAGAAGTGGACGAAGCAAGACTGGGGCACCAAGTCAGGCAAACCGTCTACACAAGGAAAGAAGGCGACAGGTGAGAGGTATCTCCCGAAGAAGGCTAGAGAGGCTTTATCGGACAAGGAGTACGCTGCCACTTCCCGAAAGAAACGGGCAGACACAAAGAAAGGAAAGCAGCACTCCAAGCAGCCCAAGAAGATAGCCAAGAAAACAGCGAGGCATCGCAAATGAGTTTGACCGATGCTGAGAAGAACAGGCTGAAAAAGGTCGGCCTGACTGGACTGAACAAAGTTAAGAGAACACCAAAGCATCCCACGAAGAAAGCAGTGGTCGCCGTCAGGGATGGCGAGAAAATAAAGATCATACGCTTTGGTGATCAGAAGATGGGCCACAACTATTCCAAGGAAGCCCGTAAGAGTTTCAAGGCTAGGCACGCCAAGAATATAGCCAAGGGGCCGACAAGTGCCGCCTACTGGGCAAACAAGACTTTTTGGAGCGGCCCTAGTGGTAGCAAGAAAAGTCCTCCTAAATCGCAAAAGCAGAAGTTTGGGAAGAAGTAATGCCGATCAGCAGAGCACAGATGAAGAAGCAGATCAGCAGTTCACCAGCCAAGAAGAAGAAGCAGGCGAAGGTGAAAAAGGTGATGAAGGAGTTCAAAGAAGGCAAGCTGAAGGCTGGTGGCTCTGGTAAAAAAGTAAAGAATCGAAAGCAGGCTATCGCCATTGCTCTGAATGAGGCAGGCGTTAGCAAGAAGAAGCGAAAGGCTAGGAGGCCGTAGTGGCTACAAGCGGCACGTTTACATTTAACCTAGATCTTTCCGATGCTATGGAAGAAGCGTTTGAGCGTGCTGGGCTAGAGCTTCGCAGCGGTTATGACTACAAGACTGCCCGCAGAAGTCTGAACCTAATGATGCTGGAGTGGCAGAATAGAGGGCTGAACCTGTGGTCTGTAGAGTTTGCTACACAGGCGCTCACCGCTGGTAGCAATCAGTACCAGCTAGATGGCAAGGTGCTCGATATTGTAGAGGCGTTTATCAGGACAGATGCTGGTGAGCAGAACTCACAGTTCGATCAGTCTATGACTCGCATATCGGTGAGCCAATACTCTAATCTGTCCAACAAGCTGACGCGCAGCAAGCCGTTACAGTATTACGTTGAAAAGAATGTGGACTCTATCACGATCAACTTGTGGCCCACGCCAGACGATCAGGAGACCTATCAGTTCGGGTATTACTACATGGAGCGGGTGCAAGATGCAGGAAGCCCAGCATCCAACAACATCGACATCCCAGCTAGGTTCTTGCCGTGTTTGGTTAGCGGGTTGTCGTATCAGCTAAGTCTGAAGTACCCAGCGGCAGGCGCTAGAGCGCAAGCTTTGAAGGCAGATTACGAAGAGCAGTGGACGTTGGCATCTGATTCAGATCGCAATAAGGCGTCATTGTATGTGTCACCAGGAGGATATTCGTTTTGAGTTCATTTACTAAAGGCAAGTATGCGTTTGGTTACTGCGATCTCACTGGGTTTAGGTATCCGCTGAAAGACTTGGTACCAGAGATAGTGAACCAGAGACCCACTGGGTTCTTGGTTGGCAGGGACGTTGTAGATCCAGATCAGCCTCAGTTGCAGTTAGGCAGGCTAAAGGTCGATGATCCAAAAGCTTTACGTAACCCAAGGCCGGATCGAGGCTTGGAAGAAAGCAGAATACTGGCGTCGTTTAATCCTGTAGGCCAAGTCGGGCTAGACTGCGTTGGTCACGTCGGGAAAGTCACGGTGATAACAAGCTAATGGCCTTCACGTTCACCACGCTCAAGCAGGCGATACAGGACTATCTGGAGACAGACGAGACTACGCTCGTTAACAATCTGCCCACGATCATTACGCAGGCAGAGGAGCGCATACTGAAGACTGTGCAGTTGCCAAACTTCAGAAAGAATGTCACGGGCACCACAACGCAGTCGAACAGCTACTTAGAGACGCCATCTGACTTTTTGGCACCGTACTCTCTAGCTGTGGATAACAGTGGCTATGAGTATCTGATGTTCAAAGATGTGAACTTCATACGCCAAGCATATCCTGTGGAGTCAACGACTGGGATACCCAAGCATTACGCTATCTTTGATGACACGACGTTTATTCTCGGCCCAACGCCGAGTGGCAACTTGACCGTCGAGCTACACTATTTTTACGAGCCACAGTCGATCACAGTGTCTTCAGATGGCACAAGCTGGCTGGGGTCAAACGCTGAAAACGCTTTGCTGTATGGATCGCTAGTTGAGGCATACACCTTCCTCAAGGGTGAGCCTGATTTGATGCAGTTGTATCAAGCAAGATACGACTCCGCTATGCAGGAGTTGATTGCTTTGGGTGAAGGCTACAGCACAACAGACAGCTACCGATCAGGTGCTGTAAGGTCTGCTAGATGACAGCAGTAGGTCATGTCGGCACTGTGTTAGTTGCGACGACAGATAACGGAGGGCACGACGCAGAGTTTTGGACAGACGCAGCGACAAAAAGAATCGTGAGCGTTGGAGAAAACACACATCCTTTAATAAAGGAGCAGGCGTTGGCGTTTCAAGATCACATACATAATGTAGTTGGATATTACATACGAGAAGCGATCAAGAGTGACCGTGCAACTTTAGCTGCTGAAGTTGAAGCTCAAGGACAACCTGATCTGGCAAACATCATACGGAGACTTACATGAGCATCACATCTGCACTTTGCACTTCGTTCAAGCAAGAGATACTTGTCGGAACACACAACTTCACCGCTACCTCTGGTAACAGTTTTAAGTTGGCGTTGTACACAAGCTCTGCAACTTTGAATGCAAGCACAACTGCATACACGACATCGAACGAGGTGTCAGGAACAGGGTACACGGCGGCAGGCGCAGCGTTGACAAGTGTGACGCCTACAACATCAGGCACGACAGCGTTCTGTGACTTTGCAGATTTGACTTTCAGTTCGAGCACGATCACGGCAAACGGTGCCTTGATCTATAACGATACCCAGTCAGACAAAGCTGTTTGCACGTTAGCGTTTGGTGGTGACAAAACAAGCACGGCTGGTGACTTTACGATCCAGTTTCCCACTGCCGATGCAAGCAACGCAATCATTCGCATTGCTTAATAAATGGCGATTGTCAATGGCTGGGGTAGAGGCACTTGGGGCGAAGGTGCTTGGAATGAAGAGATCCCTGTCACAGTCACGGGTCAAGCTGGCACAGGCGCGGTCGGATCGGTCACAGTCAGCGCAAACGCAGATGTTTCTATCACAGGCGTTTCTGGAACGGGGGCGGTCGGTTCCGTATCTATCGTTGAGGGAACGGGTGTTACGGTATCTCTTACGGGTGTGGCGGGAACTGGAACAGTTGGATCTGTTTCCGTTTCTGCAAATGCGGATGTCAGCGTCACGGGCGTATCTGCAACGAGTGCTGTGGGCACCGTTACGCTCAAGTGCGACAACAATATCGCTGTCGACGGATTTGAAGCGACTGGCTCAGTGGGTTCAGTATCGACTACAGCCAGTGCCGTCGTTGCTGTCACTGGCGTTTCTGCTACTGGTGCAACTGGTACAACAAATGTTTGGAGCCTTGTCATACCAGGTCAAACGGCAAACTACTCGGCTGTATCGGACAGTCAGACACCAAATTACTCGGCTGTATCAACAAGCCAAACAGCGAACTGGGAAGAGGTAGCCTAATGGTACGAAGGGTCAAAAAGGTTATTAAGGGTTTAGAGAAAGCTTCTAAAACTCACAAGAAGCAAGCTGAAGCGCTCAAGAAGCATGTGGCGTCTATGAAGAAGCCAAAGCCTAAGACGAAAAGTCGGAGAAGATAGATGGCAACTTATGTTAACGATCTACGCCTAAAAGAGATTGCTACTGGTGACGAGGCAGGCACCTGGGGAACCAGTACCAATACAAATTTAGAGCTAATTGCAGAGGCATTCAGCTTTGGCACGGAAGCTATTACGACTAATGCTGATACCCACACTACTACTATTGCCGATGGGTCTACTGATCCCGGCAGGAGCATGTTTCTTAAATACACTGGAACTCTTGATAGCACTTGCACCATCACTATAGGGCCAAACACGGTTAGTAAGTTGTGGTTTATCGAGAACGCAACCAGCGGATCGCAGAGCATCATCATCAAGCAAGGTTCTGGTGCCACCATCACCATACTTAACGGTCAGACCAAAGCAATTTACAGCGATGGTGCAGGTTCTGGTGGCGCGATGGTTGATGCGTTTACTGATCTGTCTGTCCCATCGTTCTTCGTGTCAGGCGATTTAGACGTAGATGGCACCGCTAATCTTGATGTTGTAGATGTCGATGGTGCATCAAGTTTTGCAGGAAATGTCACAATTGAAACAGGCGCAGATCTACTAACCGCATCGGCAGGTAGCGACAACATTCGTATTGGCGAAAACGCTGGAAACAGTATTGCGAGTGGCGGCACGTCTAACATCACAATCGGCAAGGACGCGGGAACCGCTATAAGCACGGGGGATTTCAATATAGCCATCGGGCAGGATGCTCTAAAAACTGAAGATGCACACGGCGGCAATATAGCGATTGGTTACGAGGCATTGGAATCCCAAGACGCTGGGGCAAATGCGTTCTCGGTAGCGGTAGGTCATCAAGCAGGCAAATCAATCAGCACAGGGGTTCAGAACACCCTAATCGGTGGTCTAGCAGGGGACGCTCTGACTACGGGTAATTACAACGTGGCGGTTGGGTATGAGGCGTTAAGCACTGAAGATGGTAACGGCAATGCCGTAGCTGTTGGCTATAGGGCGCTCAAGACACTAAACGCTGGAGCAGAATCATATAATGTAGCGGTTGGAGTTGACGCAGGAACGTCCATTACCACTGGTGCTAGAAATGTCCTTGTGGGTGCTTTTGCTGGGGACGGACTAACGGATGCTGACTTCAACGTCGCTGTTGGTTTTGGCGCATTAGACGTTGACGTTCTAGGTAGTAAATCTACCGCCGTTGGTTACGGGACTTTAGAGGTTCAAAATTTTACTACCGCCACAGATACTTTCAATACAGCGGTGGGCTTTGAAGCGGGCCATGTAATCACAACCGGAACCAACAACACCCTTATTGGTGGTATTGCAGGTGATGCCCTTACCACGGGCAATAACAACACTGCTCTTGGTTATCAAGCTCTAAGCGCTGATACAAAAGGTGATAGGGCCGTAGCTATAGGTTTAGGCGCGTTAGCTGTACAAAATTTCACCACAAACACAGATAATTATAATGTTGGTGCGGGTTATTTTGCTGGTGGTGGAATCACAACGGGAATCTTCAACACCATCGTCGGCGGTCTTGCCGCTGATGCGCTTACTGAAGGGACAAGAAATGTTGCCATCGGTAAAGATGCGCTGACATCGGATACTTTGGGCAGTAGGTCAGTCGCTGTTGGTTTTGCGGCTTTATTTTCTCAAAATTTCACTACTGCCACCGATACTTACAACGTGGCAGTAGGCGAGCAAGCAGGTCTAAACGTCACTACGGGAACCAAGAACACCCTTGTCGGTGGCCTTGCAGGCGATGCGATTACCACAGGCACTAACAACAATGCTTTCGGTTATAACGCTTTAGGAGCAACCACAGAAGGGCAGTTTAACAACGCTTTTGGCGAAGCTGCGCTGCTGTCAAATACTACGGGCGATAGCAATGTCGCTATTGGCGGTTCTGCTCTCAGGGCTAATACAGACCAAGATAAGAATACCGCTATTGGTGAGTCCTCGTTGAGAGTAAATGTAAACGGTGCAAAAGCTGTAGCCGTAGGATCAGGTTCTTTACAAAATCAAAACCCCAGCACAGATACAGATACTTACAACGTAGCCGTAGGCGTTGACGCAGGTAACGACGTCACTACGGGGCTATACAACACTATTATTGGAGGTCTAGCAGGCGATGTTCTGACCACCGGCGGCAGTAATGTAGTAGTAGGGGTTGATGCGTTAGGTGCAGATACACAAGGAAGTCGTGCTGTTGCGGTCGGTATGAACGCCTTGCTTCGTCAAAATTTCACCACTGCTACAAATGGTTACAACGTCGCTGTTGGCTACAGTGCAGGCGATCATATCACCACGGGAGTTCAGAACACTATCGTTGGTGGTCTTGCAGGTGATGCCTTAACTGACGCTGACTTTAACGTAGCTGTGGGCATAGGAGCTTTGGGTTCTGACACGTTAGGAAGTAGGTCTGTAGCGATTGGGTCAGGTGCTTTAGACACACAAAATTTCACAACAGCTACAAATACTTACAATACAGCAGTGGGGTTTGAAGCAGGGACGGCAGTCACCACGGGGAGGGGCAACACCCTCATCGGATCTTATGCAGGTTTCTCTGTAAATACGGGCACGGATAATACATTTGTTGGTCACGATAGCTCTGGCGAATTTGGCGCAGGACATCTAACAACCACGGGCACTGGCAACACCTACGTTGGGGCAGGAAGTGGTAGTCGTATGACTACTGGTTCCAAGAATTCTATTTTGGGAATGTTCGACGGCAACGAAGATGGCTTAGACATGCGTACCGCAACCAACCGCGTCATCCTATCAGATGGCGATGGTCAAGTCGGTTTGGAATTGAATATAAGCACGGGTGGGCAGGCGATTATTCAAAGTGACGGTATATCAAGATTAGGGGCAGGACAACAACTTTTATCTGCCACAGACTACGATAATGTTTTGTTCCCAGGCATGTATCGAATTGACAACAACGCAACGAATGCTCCAACGACTAGCTTCCATGCAGTGGTTGTTTTTGGCAACGCTGGAAACGTTACTACTCAGATCGCAGTAAAACTTCAATCTACTGAAGTTTATGTTCGATCTTTCAACACGGCTTTCACAAGCTGGGATCGCATAGACACATAAGGGCTAGGCATGTATTTATATTTCAAACCTGACGGGACTCTGTTTATTCGTAGTAAAAAACGAATTACAGAGGATTTGGATTCCTCTTTGACAGAGATGTTAGTTGATGACGATCTTATTCTGACTAAAGAAGGCGAACCAGATTCAGAGGGGATAGTTGCTCTCCGAGAAAAAACTAAGTCAGAAATAGAAAATTCTCTGACATACGCGAACAAACGAGTTACGGAATACCCTTCTATCGAGGATCAACTGGACAAAATATATCACGAAGGAATTGACGCTTGGAAAGCTGACATACAAGCGATTAAAGATAAATACCCAAAGTCGTAGGAGGAATAAATGTCTGAAGAGGCTAGAACCGACGAAGAAAAAGCGAAGATGTACCAAGCCATGTTAAATGGCGCGAATGTTATCACCAGTGTGTTGGCATCTGATAACGAGTTCGGCAACGATCTCACAGGTGCTGAGAAGCAAGAGCGTGTACTGCGTAGTGCCGGTTATTTAGAATACGGCAAGGCGCTAGGCGATTGGGGGTCAGAGGACTTTTCTGCCATCGACTCTGCTGTAGCAGCCGCAAAAGCATATAAGCCATAAGGAAAATAGAACGTGCAAATCAACCTAGAAGAACATGAGATCAACGCAATCCTAGCGGTACTGGGCGATATGCCTAGCAAAACTGGGACTTGGCCTTTGATGATGAAGATTAAGGTACAAGCTGATGCTCAGTTGGTTGAATCAGAAGAAGGGCCAGAAGAAGGCGAGGGAAAAGCTGCTGTCGAAGCCATAAATGGCTGAAATTTCGTACAAGATGCATCCTCTTCCGTCAGTGTTTTTGATGGAGTTGGACATCCCGACAGAGTTCGTAGAGGCGTGTAACGACTATCTTGATGAACTTGTCACGCAGGACGATAGGGTTAGTGCAGCGCATACGCTCGTAGGCCAGATCAAGACAGGCGAGCAGCTTGTTATGGATCACGAAGACCCAAGGCTAGTACCCTTTTCTAAGTTTCTGTGTGAGATGAGCGTCACGTACATCAATCAGTTCATGGCTCAATCTGGTCAGGTTCTGGACGGCAACAGAAGCGTCGAGATGGATGAGCTTTGGTCAGTCCACAGCTACCAAGGTGATTACAACCCGATTCACGATCACGGCACTAAAACCGTCATGGGTGTTAGCTGTACAACGTGGACGAAAGTACCGCCTCAGATAGCACAGGGGTCAAGACCGGGATCGCAAGAATACGGGTTATACAACTCTAGTGGCGAGAGTGACGGATGTTTACATTTTAACTACGGGGCCTCGAGCACATGGGACAGAGAACGGCTGAAGCCTACGCAAAGCGTCGTTGCTCGACCAATAGTCGGACGTTTGTACTTATTCCCCAGCTGGATGCAGCACATGGTGTATCCGTTTCAGGGGGAAGGCGAGCGAAGGACAGTAGCCGCCAACATAAATTGTTTTCCTGTAGAGGGATCACAAGATGGAAATAAGCATTAATGACACAGCGCAGGTCAGTTGGAAGCAAGTCGCTGTACAAAAGCAGGAGCGTTTGAGAACCGGCGCGGAAGGCGAGACTGTGCGTGAAGCGGTAGAGACAATCATACCAACTATGTACACCAAAGAGGGCAACAGGGTCGAGGCGCAGCAATTAGCATCGACACAACGAGTAAATATAAGCGTATAACCCATGATTATCGAGTCTGTTGCAGCCGCTGGGATGCTTCTCCAGCAGATCAATTCGGTGATCCAAAATGTCAATGAAGGCAAAGCCAACGTGCAACAAGCGATGGCTCTTGTGTCTGATTTCGGAGAAGCTCTTAACAACTTCGAGGTACAACGTAAAAGCTCGACGTTTAATGCGCTCTCAAAGAATGACATCCTCAAGCTACAAATGCTTCGTAGGAACCAGGAAAGATATCAAAAAGATCTGAGGGATTTGCTCCTGGTTGCAGACCCTAAACTGCTAGAGGACTACGACCAAGCAATTAGGCAGCAGGAACAAGACAGGAGGGCACA